CAACAAACCAATTAACAAATTATATTAGATTTGGGGCCTCTCCTGTTATTAATTTCACTATATCATCATCAGGATTGACGAATAAGATTCAGATGTCCTGCGTCCCGATATTTGCGTTCAGTACAGTAAGTGATTTGTCTGTAAGTGTGATAGCGGCTTTAGCATGTAATCCATTATTATCTTTTACTACAGGAGTTAATCTTACAAATAGAATTAAGCTGAATTCAAGGGCTCAAATAAATCTTACAGTAACTTCTAGTCTAATAAGTAAAATACGATTAGCAAGTACTCCACAAATTGCTTTTACTGGTGTTGTTAATCTCACTAATAAAATACAGATGTCCTCATTGGCTAGTATTGTATTCAGTGCGACAGGTGACTTGTCAGTGGCGGCTCGAATACAAATGGCGGTTGCGGCTACGATATCATTCAATGCTGTAAGCAATTTATCTACATTATTAGTATTAGTTCCTACAAAAACATACGATTTAGAAATTGTAGAATTGACGATCCCAACTAATTTGATATATACAGGATTGCAAACGGAACAGGTAGAAGTAGAAAAAGAAACAGAGGTCATTAGAATATGAGTTTTTTGCCGAGGACAGTTGAAAAGGGGACAAGGGTAGAAATCCCTATTCAAATTTTAGAAAATAGTGTAGCGAAGGATGTTACAGGATATACATTTTTTTATGGCGTGAAAGATAATATTGAAAATGCTTCCCTGCTGATTGGGCCAATAACAGGAACTGTTGTAAGCGCAGCTTCAGGGCTTATTACATTTATTCTGACAGGGAGTCAAACGAGTCTTGCCCCATTTAGAGGCATAGAAGGTATGGTTATGCGGGATTCAAGTTTGAGTGATACTATACTGTCCCCGCCTGGAGGAGTAGAATTTAATCTCGTGAATTGGAGTGTTATCAGTGTTTAATCGTTTACGGAATTTTTTTCGTGGTAATAGTAAAACCAGTCGTGCGGCCCCGTTAATGGTCTCTGGTGCCGGGGGTGGTGGAGCGATTTGGACACCGAAACGCTATGATACTTTCGCACGAGAAACTTACATGAAGAATGTCATAGCATTTCGTTGTATTGATGAAATTGCTAAAGGAGCGGCTTCCGTAGAATGGAATATATATACTCGTGACGGTAAAGGCAGAAGGAAAAAAATAGAAGATCATTCATTGATTGAGTTGATGAAACGGCCTAATCCTAATGAAGGGTTTCCGTTTTTGATGATTAAATCGGTTGCATATTTAGCTATAAGTGGAAATGTGTTTATAGAACGGGTTTCCCCGACAACCGGGCCTAATAAGAGTATTCCTAAAGAATTGTATGTTCACCGTCCTGATAGATTTAAAATTTTGGTTGATTCTGATACAGGGCTATTGACCGGGTATGAAATGAATGCAGGTGGTAAGAAAACAGAATGGGATGTTGACCCTGTAACGCAACAAGGGGATATATTGCATTTGAAAGGGTTTAATCCTTTGCATGATTTTTGGGGGATGGGGGCGACAGAACCGACAGCGAGAGAAATAGATACGGCTAATGAAGCGACATTATGGCAAAAAAGCCTATTAGAAAATCAAGGCCGTCCGGGAATGTTATTCATGTTCAAAGGTGAGTTATCCGAAGATCAACAAAAGGCATTTGAAAAACAGTTAAATGAAAAATACAACGGCGGAGCGAACGCCGGTAAGAATATGTTGTTGTGGGGTGGAGAGACAGGAGTACAAGGCGGGTCAGGCGGCGGAGTAGGTATAGATGTAAAGCCATACGGATTTACCCCGCAGGAAATGGATTGGCTTGAATCAAACAGGGAACTGGCGAGACGCATAGCTTTTGGGTATGGAGTACCGCCACAGTTGATTGGGATACCTGGAGACAACACATATTGTATTCCTGGAAGTTCTCGTGTGTCTACACCGAATGGGCCAGTTTGTATAAAAGATTTAAAGAAAGGGGATACTGTTTATTCTTTTGGTGGTAGTAAAATAGAAAAGAAACGGATATTTAAGCAGGGAATGACAGGTAGAAAAACAGTCTATGAAATCAGGACTAAAAATAGGAAATTAAGGGCAACGGACAATCATCCTATTCTTGTAAGGAAACAAAAGAAAGTTGATGCCCCTTTATTAGGCAGGAGATGTAGTAAGGAATTAATTTATTATCTTGAATATGTCCCTGTCGGTGAATTGCAAAAAGGGGATTTAATTGTACAGAGTCATAATCTACCTCAAGAAAAATCTAAAGGGGGATTTGCTTCTATAGAAGAAATGGAATTATTTGGATTTTACACAGGTGATGGATATTGTGCAAAGCCTGTTCATATTAGTGATGGGAGAGGGTATAAACGTGGAGGTAGAATGATTCTTGCTATCCCACAGAGCAGTTCTTATAGTGATTATTATGTCGATATAGCTCAAAGTTTTACAGGTAATAATGCTATATGGGGTGAGCGGTGTGTTTCATTTGCGGGGAATACAGCATTAAAACAATTAGAATCTCTTGATCTTTTAGGAACAGCGAAGACGAAACGTATCCCTTCATGGGTATATCAAACATCCTATAAACATAAATTATCTTATCTTCGAGGACTATTAGATTCGGATGGTAGTGTTGATTCTGATGGGAGAGCCACTTTTGGGTTTGCTAGTCGGGCGTTGACTGAAGATGTGTGGCATCTTTGTTTATCTTGTGGGTTTCAAATTAATGCTGTTACAGAAATAAATAGGGATGTTATTTTGCCTAATGGTAAAGAGTTCCGACAGATTTTTTACGATTTTATGGTATCTCGTGCGGAAGATGTATTAGAAATTGGGAGTCATACTCCTGAATATATAAGGCGAATTAAAAATAATCTTGGTAAAAATCGAAGAGATTGTTTATTTACTACAGGAGGTCAATCTAGCGTAGAAAAAATTAAGGAATTGATTCCTGTAGATATGCTTCATTTCGCTTCAATCTTATCTATAACGTCTATTAGTGAAATGGATGTATATGATATTACTGTAGAAGGTAATCATAATTTCATTGCGGATGGTGTAGTAGTCCATAATTCTAACCAAAAGGAGGCCCGGCTAGGATTTTGGGAAACTACGATACTTTATTACTTGATGTATCTTAAAAGTGAATTCAATAATTGGCTTATTGAAGATAATCCAGAAAAGGAATTTATGGATTATAACCTTGACACTGTTCCCGCGATGGAACCCCGCCGTGCGGAACGATGGAAAAAAGCGCAAGGGAGTGATTTTTTGACAATTAATGAAAAACGTGAAATGGTCGGGATGGAAGCGGTAGAAGCGGGGGATGTCATATTAGTTCCCGCTACAATGTTGCCATTAGAACAGGCCGGGATAGAAGATGAAGTGAATGATGATGTAGGAGATGAAGGAGAAGATGATGACGATAGTGGAGATGAGTAATGGCCTTCTTCAATATCACAGGAGAAAATGCGCGTCTAAGGGCACAGGTAGTCGCATTAGCAAAGATGAAAAGGTTTGAACTATGGATGACAGTAAAAACATCGGCGTTATTAAACAGGCAATATATGTCCGTTGCAAAATTAGTAGAGGATGTGCAGTTGAATATTGACGCATTTATTGATACGGAACAGAAGTATATGAAGGCTTTGTATTCTATACATTATAAGCGTGTAGGAGCTACTTTCAGTGCAGATGTGTTTAATGAATTTAATAACGCTAAGAATACTAGAGTACCAGAATTGAAAGGCATGATAGAAGAATTTTGGGTAGCTTTTAATTTATGGACAAAAAATAACACTGCTTCAAAGGTAGTATTAGTAAATGAGACTACGAAACGATTACTGAATCAGATAATTCGCAGAGGCGTAGGCGATGGTAAGTCCTATAGTGAGATTGCGAAAGATATACGTAAGGCACGTAAAAATATAAATAGAAAGAGGGCACTTCGTATAGCTCGTACTGAAACACATTCGGCAATGAATTTTGCGATTGATCAGTCTGTATTATCAACAAGAATTGAATTTATACGGGATTGGCTGTCAATGAAAGATGGTCGTACACGAAATGCACACATATTAGCTAATGGGCAAAAACAGCCTCAAGGAGTAGCCTTTGATGTCGGCGGTGAAAAACTGATGTATCCTGGTGATCCTAAAGGAAGCGCGAAAAATATAATCCACTGTAGATGTGTCCTGCTCTACCATACAGTGAAAAATGGAAGGAGACAATAATGTCAAGGAGAGAAACCCTGGATTTCAGTTTTGAAGTGAAGCAGGAAGATGTGAAAGATGATGGTACTTTTATAGGTATGGCATCAACTTTTGGTGGGAAACCGGATGATGGTGGCGATGTTGTAATACCAGGAGCATTTAAAAAAACAATAAAAAAGGGTGGTAGGAATGGTACTGGTATCCCGTTACTCTGGCAACATGAAGGGCATAATCCGATAGGAATCATACCAAGATTAGAAGAAGTTAAACGTGGACTGGAAATAGACGGCGATATTGAAATAGAAGCTACGCAAGGTAGAGATGCTCATTTATTGTTAAAGAAAGGAGCAGTAAAGGGTATAAGCATTGGATTCGATACGGTTCAATATGAAATAGATAGAAAAAAACAAATCCGTTATTTAAAGGAGGTAGAACTTTGGGAAATATCAATAGTTACGTTTCCAATGAACACACGTGCGAGGGTGTTGTCTGTCAAAGCTGTCGAAGAAGCTGAAACGCCGAGAGAATTGGAAAATGCCTTGCGGGATGCAGGGCTTTCAAAAACGGCATCACAGTATATCGTTAAGCTATGTACTCCGAGCTTGAGGGAATCAGGCAAGATGGGTAATAATGAGAGGCAATCTTTGCAGTTGTTATTGTCAGGGTTGAAAGATGTTAGATTATCAATGAAGAATTAAGAAGGAGAAAGGAATGAGTAAAATATCAGTAAAGGAAAGAACCCGTCCTAGTTACGAAGTCAAGGATGGTGATGGGGAAGATGGTGGAGGCAGAACCGAATATCCAGAACTTGTAAAAGATGTAATGAAGGAAGTAAAGGCTATAGGAGCTACTTCAAAGGAGAATTATGATGAAGCCCAAAAAGAGTTCGCCGCCCTCAAGAAACTGGTAGATGATAGTGAAGGAAAAATTGATTCTCTTGTGAAAGAAGAGATAAAGAAGATTTCTGAAACGATTACTACTAGGCAAGTTGAAACAGATAAGGTAGCAACTAAAAGGCTTGATGAAGTCGAAGTAGCTATCAAAAGGATGTTCAAGAAAGGTGGTGCATCAGAGCAGGAAGAAAAGATAGTGAAACAAGCGATAGAATTTAAAATTCATCAGCTTGTCGCTCAAGGCCGCATGAATGCCGATAACGAACTGAATATTGAAGAACTTGCAGATGTAGAAGAGTTAAAAGGCTATACGAAGCTCTTTAAGAATTATCTTCGTAAAGGCGAGTCCAGGTTTACTGCTGAACAGCAAAAGCAGATGTCTGTCGGGGTTGATCCTGACGGCGGGATGCTTGTTACGCCTGTGCTTTCAGGCCGAATTATAGAAAGGATATTTGAAAGCGATCCTATTCGACAGTTGGCCGGTTCTGAAAGTATCGGTACAGACGCTCTTGAAATGCAGGAAGACCTTGATGAGGCTTCCGATGCGTGGGAAACGGAAACACAGGCGACAAGTGAGACTACGACTCCTCGTCTCAATAAGATTCGTATTCCCGTGCATATTCAGTCCGCAAGGCCGAGAGCGACTCAAAAGTTCCTTGATGATGCGTCGGTTAATGTCGAACAGTGGCTTGCTCGTAAAGTAGCACGGAAGTTTGGTCGGACTGAAGGGGCGGCTTTTGTGAATGGTAATGGCGTAGGAAAACCTCGCGGGTTCCTTACTTATCCGACATGGGCGGCTGAAGGTGTGTTTGAGTTTGGAAAAATCGAACAGGTCAACATGGGACATGCAACCGCACTTACGACTGATGGGTTCACACAGATAATGTATGCCCTCGTTGAAGACCTTATCGGTCGCGGTACATGGTTGATGAATCGTCTTACGGTTCGAGATACTATGAAACTCAAAGACGGTGACGGACAGTATATCTGGCGGCCTGGCATACAGGCCGGTCAGCCTTCTTCAATACTAGGTGCTCCGCTTCGTATGTCTACGACTATGCCTACAGTAGCGGCTAATGCCCTATCTGTAGTATTTGCGGATTTCCGTGAGGCCTACTTGATAGTAGACCGTCAGGGGATAAACGTACAGCGTGATCCGTTCACAGTCAAACCGTTGATAGAGTTTTATACTCGCAGGCGTGTAGGCGGAGATGTGGTTAATTTTCAAGCTATCAAAATTGGAAAGATAGCGGCTTAATGAAACATAAAGAAAAGGAGGTAAGATAATGCCGCAAAGAGAAATGTATAGTGGTTTCAGTTATTTTCAGGAAATCCCGTCACAGCGCGTAGATGCTGATGTGACGGGTGCTGATGTGGATACACAGGGGTATGACAGTCTGGTATTTGTTGCGAATATTGCTGAATTAAGTGTTATTACATCGACAGCTTATTGGGTACTTCGTATGCAGCATACAGAGGCAAGCGCACTAGGACTTGGGCCGAGTGATTATGCAGATTGTGACGCATCACATGTGATAAGGAATTTTTCAGATGCATTCACAACTGCTGCTGTTGATAGTGTTGTAACAAGTGGAATTGTATTGAGTCTATGGAGTGATCAGTACAGTAATACAATGCAACTTGCCGGTTATCGAGGCGCATTCAGATATGCCCGTATGGTCATTGAAGAAAAGGCAAATGGGTCAACGGCAGGGATTGGCGTTACCGCAGTATTAGGACATCCTGCTCAATGGCCGGTTAATACACCGGGATAACCCTTGAAGCCGGGTAAAACTGGAAATAGATATGGGTCGGGTTACTCCGGCCCATATCAAAAGGAAGGAATTTGAAAAATGGTAGATAACACTTATCAGCCTAAAGTATATCGTGAGCAGGGTGGCGATAGACTGGCTGTAAAAGAAGATGGTAATTTAAACTTTTTTGATCAGGATTTCACAGGCAGTAATTTAAGATTATTACTTTTGTCTTTGCAGACGTTTACTACAATAGCACAATCGGGTACAGGTCTTGTTGGTTCGACATTACAGACATTGAGTCCTGCATATGGTTATTATACGTTTAGTGCGGCAACTGCAATGTCACTAGGTTCGGCATATTTACCGGCCCCTGTAAAAGGAGCAATGCTGTTTCTGAATGGGATACAATTAGTTATAGATGCTAATTTGTCTGTTATTGTAGGTAGTTTTGGTGCATCTCTTGTAAACCCCGGTTCAGTTGCTCTTTCATCGTTTGAAATATCTGCATTAGGTTATGCACGGCTGATTTGTCAAACAGCAGGTGTATGGTCGGTAGTAGATGCGAATTATCTCGAACATGCTGAAGTATAGGAGTAAGCTATGCAGATAAAAATGTTAAGAACAACACCGGGGTCGCCTAATGGGATGGTAGTAAGAACTTTCAATAAGTTTGTAGTGTATGGTGAACAGGAAGTATCCCGTAGTTTAATGGATATATTTGTCAAGGAAGGTTTTGCAGTTTGGGTAGGAGGACATGCGGAATTGAAAAAGGAGAATACGGAAAAAGCGGAAACAGGTTCTTCTGAAAACAAGGACGCGAAAGGCCCATCTGAAAATAAGGAGTCTACTGGTAAAAAAGATGAAGAGGATACTGGAAGTTTACTGGATAAGGTGAAAGATGCTGTAATCGGAAAAAAGAAAGGAATAAAGAAAGAAATGAGGAATAATTAATGTCTCTTTTCGATCCTTATGTGTTGAATCAAGGAAAGATTGATCCTTTACAGCAAAATGACAATCGTTCGTGGAAGGTTTCATCTCCTTCCACGAACCTTGTTGAAGTTAGTCATGTGAAGGAATTTGGTCGTATTGACGGCATCAGTGAGGATGAACTTATTAAATCCATGATAACGTCTGTGACCAGAGCGGCTGAAGCATATTTAGGCCGGTCATTAATAACACAGACTATAACAATGGTAATGGACGTATGGCCTTATAAGGTCGTACAGGGTAATAGATATGAAAGAATAGATTTGCCGTTACCACCATTAATTTCTATTACATCAATAAATACGATAGATGAGGCGGGAGTAAAAACACCATATAGTGCATCTAATTATTTTATTGACACGATAGCAGAGCCAGGTGTTTTGAATATAAAAAGTGGAGTAACACCACCTATAAATTACACACGTAATCAATCAGGATATGAAATCATCTATACGGCAGGATACGGTACAGCCGCATCCGATGTGCCTCAAGGTATTCAAGATGGAGTAAAATTATGGGCACTTACATATTATGAAAAAAGAGTAATGGGAGGCGAACCGCCGCCAGATGCAAAACGACTATTATTTCCATATAAGATGTTAAGAATATGACTTGGAGAGTTTCAGAATTGAGGCATCGAGTTCAGATTAGGGAAGGTGTGCAAACACCAAATACGTCAGGAGGCGCGGATAGAACTTATAATATAAAGGCCACTGTATGGGCTAGTATGAAACCAATACCCAATAAAAGTGCATCATATATTAGAGGCCAACAGATAGAGGATACAGCGACACATACTTTTATTGTGCGTAGGAATGTATCTTTAGGTGTAGATTTTATTGGTGATTCATTGCTGTTGAAAAAGGATCACTTTCTCTTTGTAGAAATAGAAAGCGATAAGAAAACAGGGCGGTTATTCGATATTATTCGTGTAATAAATATTGATGAGCGTAATGAGTATATAAAAATAACCACAAGAGAAATGGAAAAACAAGAAGGACAAGGACTAGTCATATAATGTTTAGTGTCAGTGTAAAAATACGCGGTATAGGAGCTTTCGGTGTTCCTGAAATTGAATTACGCCGGTTTTCAAAGCGGATACAGAATCAAATTGAGAATGAAGCATTTCCTGATATTCGACAAGCCGTATTAGAGGGTGCGATTGAAACTAGAAATGACATCATACTCTCTATGAGGAATAGTCCCGCAACGGGAAAACGGTATTCAAGAGGAGGCGGTAAAGTTCATATTGCATCCTCTCCGGGAAATCCTCCTAGAGTAGATACCGGAAATTTGATAGGTTCTATAATAATGGATGATAGAGTCGATGAATTTGAAGTCGGTAGTATCATATCTGATCCTCCTTACCCGGAATATCTTGAAGATGGGACTAAAAAAATGAAAGCACGCCCGTGGTTGACAGGCCCTTTTGAAGTGAATAAAGAAAAAGTAGAGCGTGATGTAGTTCGTGTGGTGGAACGCGCAATTAGCAGGGTAGTAAGATGAAATTAGGTGTTATTGCATTAAAAATTCGCACGGGTACTACTAGATTTGGTAATCGTGTACTTGGTGTCGCTGAATTTGCATTAGCGGCAAAAGCTACGTTTAGAGGTGATGTTGCTTTTGTTATTCCGTTAAGAGAAGTTGTATCTAATAATAATCTGGATAGTGGATTAAATCAGAAAATAACATCTCATTTTGGTGTAGTTGCAGTATTGGTTAACGATTCAAATAGAAAAGATAAAACAGGTTTGACGGCATACGATCTTATAGAAGATGTAAGGACAGAACTATTTGGTTCAATTTTAGCATGGCAGATAAGTACGGCCGAAACTGTAATCAGTTATGTCGGAAGCAGGATATTGGAAATTAATCCCGCATATATTTGGTATCAATATGAGTTTCAATATATGACAAGGATAGATGAAGACGATGGTATTGACGTAGGTGTAAGTGCTTTAGGTGATTTCAATACACTCTATCAGCAGTATATGTTGGCTCCTGACAGTATATTGCCGTTACCTGCGGGATTACCGACAGCATTAGCCCCGGTAAATTTAGATTTGGTCTTTACAAATGAACATGAATTTGATGATAGTTTCTCAAACGATTTTGCTAATTTAGCAGGAATATTAAACCGATGATTGGAGGTATAGAATGGTAATAAATGAAACAAGATATGTAAGGCCAGTAGATGGGGTGACTGTTAGATTCCCTGATACTAAAACACCATTGCCATTGGATGGTGCGGTAGTTCCCTGGGATAGTTATTGGAGGAGGCGGTATAAGGACGGAAGTATTGCGATAATTCTTGCAACTCCACCTGTAGAAGATAATGAATCAGTAAAACAAGAAACAAAATCTAATAAAAGGAGGAAATACTAATGGCCATTTCGTTTAACAATATCCCGAATACCATAAGGACGCCCGGTGGATATGTAGAGATAGATAATTCAAGAGCACTGAAAGGGTTGACGGCAAATCCGCACAAGGTTCTAATTTTAGGGCAAAAAGAAACAGATGGCACGGAGTCAGCTGATACTCTTATTGCTATAAGTAAGGAAAATATGGCCAATGGATTCTTTGGCCCCGGAAGTATTCTCGCGCGTATGTGTAATGCGTTTAAGAATGCGAATCCTAATACTGAATTATGGGCCATGATTCTGCCGGAAAATGGAGCAGGAGCAGTTGCATCAGGAGATATAAATATAACAGGTTCCGCATCAGGGGCCGGTACTGCATATCTTTTTATAGGTGGTGTGCAGGTTTACACTCCTGTAACGTCAGGATGGTCAGGAACCGATGTAGCATCGGCTATGAAATCGGATGTCAATGCGAATTCATTGCTCTGTATGAAAGCGTCTGGCCCTGTATCTGCTGATAGAATGACTCTGATCGCACGTGCGAGTTGTGCTTTAGGTAATCAGTTTGATTTTCGCTTTAATTATTATGAAGGACAAAGTAATCCGATAGGAATAACATTCAGTACAGTAGGCATGACAGGTGGTGCGGCTAACCCGACTTTAGCAGGTACATGGGCGGTTATTGCTAATGAGCAATTTCAGCATGTTATTCAGCCTTATACGGATGCCGCAAATCTTACTTCTTTAGAAGGTGAACTAGCGACTCGGTTCGGGCCTTTAGTTGATTTGCAGGGTCATGGATATGTTGCTGAAAGGGCAACACAGGCAAGTGCGACTACTTTAGGTAATTCACGTAACAGTCCGCATAATACAATTATGGGGTATAACAACAGTCCTACGAATCCGGATGAATGGTCTGCAATAATGGGTGCGGTAGCATCATACAATCTTAATGTTGATCCTGCGCGACCTTTGCATTTCTTGAAATTGAAAGGGATACTGCCTCCTCCGGTTACGGATCGGTTTACAAGGGCTGAAAGAGATATTCTGTTATATGACGGGATTTCTACTTTTGTTGTAGATAATGGCGGTAATGTTCTTATTGAAAGAATGCTGACTACTTATCAGACTAATGCTCTAGGAATTACCGATGTCTCCTATCTTGATATACAAACGCTGTTTACTTTGATGGAAATCAGGTATCAATATAAACTTAGGATGATAAACAGATTTATCATTCCGAGATTCAAGTTGGCGGATGATTCATTTCAGGTACAGCCGGGAAGCAAGGTAGCGACTCCGAGTATAGTCAAGCAGGAAACTATTGCTCTATTTTCATTATTGGCGGAAGTTGCTTTGATAGAAAATCTAAGTGAGTTTGTTGATAATTTGGTGGTCGAAAGAGACGTTACGGATGTGAATCGTGTAAACGTTCTCTTACCTCCAAATTTAATAAACCAATTTCGCCTCCTTTCTGCGCAGATACAATTTATTTTGTAGTATTATGTTTATTATTTATGAGCTGTTTTGTAAAGGAGATTTGTATATTGCATAGTTGTAGTTATTGTAAACGTCCAGCTAAGGTTCGTTTTAAGACAGGTAAACGGAGTTGGTGTTGTGAAGACAATATTGCTAAATGTCCTGCTATAAGAGCAAGGAATAGTCGAACAGCAAAAAAGCTAGTTGGTTGGAAGCACAGTAAAGCAACCAGGCAAAAAATGTCAGAAGCACAGAAAGGCAGGATTATAACGGATGAACATAGAAAGCGATTAAGTGAATCTCATTTAGGTATGAAGCATACGGAGAAAGCTAAAGCTACAATGAGAGGCCGTATTCCATGGAATAAGGGAAAAACTGATGTATATTCTGATGAAACTAGAAATCAGATATCTAATTCATTAAAGGGTAATATTCCATGGAATAAAGGTAAACCCAGATCAAAGAAAACTAGGAAAAAGATTAGTTTATCTCATGTTGGTAAGGTTCTTTCTATTGAACATCGACAAGCCATTGGTGATGCCCATAAAGGTCAGAAACGAAGTATAGAAACTCGATTAAAGATGAGTCAAGTGGCTGCAGGTAAGAATAGTTCTCAATGGAAAGGTGGGATTGCAAAAGAACCTTATTCTCAAGAATGGACTGTTGAGTTAAAGGAGCGTATTAAAAAAAGAGATAATCATTGTTGTCAAAATCCTGATTGTTGGCAGAGTAATACTAGATTAACTGTACATCATATAGATTACAATAAGAAAAATTGTAATTTAAGAAATCTAATTACTTTATGTGCCAGTTGTAATAGTAGGGCGAATGCTGATAGAGGGTTTTGGCGGAAACATTATAAACAAATTGTAAACGAATAAGGAGGATATTGATATGGCAAAGATAACAGGTCGTGTAGAAGTATTAGTGAACGGAGTGCTTTTGCTTAATAAAGAAGGAGCAATAGCGCGTGGGATTGGGATATCAGGTATTATGCCTGTAGAAAAGGAACCTATACTCGGAGATAGTGGCCTTCATGGGTATAAGGAAACCCCTGTAATCGCTGAATGTGAGGTTACTGTAACAGACCGTGATGATGTTATTTTGAGTGATTTTGCGGTTATTAACGGAGACGGGACAGTAATATTCAGGGCGGCAGGTGGTGGTAAGACCTACACAATGCAGGGAGCGACGTGTCTAGGTAATTTTGAACTGACTGCTGGTGAAGGTGAAGTTACTCTTAAATTCAATGGCCCGAATTGGGTGGAAACTGCATCTTAATATAAGGAGGATTTGTGAAAGATACTATAGTAACTCTGAAGTACCCATTTACTATCGCGGATTCGGATGGTGAAAATGGAGTAAGAGAAATCAAGGAATTAAAATTCAGCCGATTGAAAGCGAAGCACATGAAGGCAATCCCTGATTCTTTTTATGAAAAAGAAGGGGAAAATATGAATGTATCGGAGATGCTGCCTTTGTTATGTAGTATTTGCAGTTTACCTGAAAATGGATTGGATGATCTTGATATAGAAGATTTCGGAGAGGTCGCTAAAATGCTACAGGATTTTATGGGCAATTCTTTGAAAACTGGAGGGAAATAGTATGGGGTATAGCATATACATATCATTTTCCTCCCGATGAAATCTGGGAAATGACTATAGAAGATATGATGTTTTGGTACGAAGGAATTAAAAAAATTAGTGAGTGGATGAAGTAATGCCGGGAGAAACATTTTCTTTAAGTGTCCTGTTTAAAGTTATAAACAGAGCGACTGCTCCGATGAGAAAGATTGTACGTCAGTTTAATGTGATGGGAGTAGCGGCTAAAAAGCTAGGCGGTCACATGCTGTCATTAGGTCAGCAGATGCTGATTGTTGGCCGCGTATTGGCATTTGCAATTACTTTACCTATTATATTATTAGGTAGATTGGCGGTTAAATCTGCTGTTGATTTTCAAAAATCATTTACAGGTATCCGTAAAACTGTAGATGCTACGGTAGAGCAATTCAAGCAGTTGAAAAATGAACTTATTGATATGTCTACAAAAATACCAGTCACTACGGAGGAACTATTTACTATTGGGGAAGCGGCGGGACAGATGGGAGTTAAGATTGGGGAGTTAAAAGAATTTACCCGTGTTATTGCCGATTTAGGAGTGTCTACAAAAGATTTAAGAGGGGAAGAAGCCGCTTTTTTCTTATCAAGATTCGCTAATATCACGGGGATGAACAGGAAGGAATTTCATAATCTTGCTTCCGTTATTGTTAAATTGGGTAATGATTATGCTACATCGGAAGGTCAGATAGCGAAAATGGGTTTGATGCTTGCGGCACAAGGCAGAAGGGCGGGATTAGCAGCGGAAGAAATTTTAGGTATGGCTTCCTCTTTGACTTCACTTGGGATCAGGGCTGAACGGGGGGGCAGTGCTTTTTCAAGAGTCATGCAATTTATGACTACAGCGGTATTGCGAAAAGGTGGAGAAGAATTAGCCCTTTTTTCTAGGACAGCTGGAAAATCTGTACAAGAGTTCAGTAAAGTATATAAGGAAAATCCTATAAAAGCGATAATAGCGTTTATTGATGGTCTTACTGCTATGGAGAGTAGGGGCAAGGATACCTCATTACTATTGCAAAGACTTGGATTTGGCGGTATACGGCTTACCGATGTTCTAGGGCGTGTTACATCGGCAACGGCGAATTTTAGTGATCATATCGCTACTGTTTCAAAAGAGATGGTAGAAAATAAGGCTTTAATAATAGAATCTAATAAATACTATGAAACTATGTGGGGACGTTTTGTTTTAGTAGGGAATGAATTGAATCTTTTAGCCCGGTCATTTGGGCTTGTTCTTGCTCCCACAATTTTAACTGTTCTCAAAACGGCAATAGTCCCATTAATCAGATGGATGCGCGAATGGCATACAGCTACAAAAATAGTATCTATTGGGTTTCTTGGTTTTGTTGCTATATTAGGCCCCTTAATAATTCTCTTGGCTGTGATGATAAAAAGTGTAGGAATAATATTATTAGCATCAGTTGAATTAACATGGGTATTTACAAAGGTTAAAATAGCTGTGTTGGCTGTTTGGGCGGTCTTTTCTACGTATCTTGGGACTATTGCATTAGTAGTTGTAGCGATTGTCGCTGTAAGTTGGGCTGTTTATCAGCTTGTAAAGAATTGGGATGCGCTTAAAGATACGTTAGCTGGTAAAGCTATTATTGCTGTTATAGGAGCACTTTCAGCTTTACTTATCGGAGCATTTATTGGGATGTTTCCTCTTATTGCCGCTGTTACATTTGCGTTTGTATCTCTAGCTAATGTTGCTAGATTAGTAATAAAAGAGTGGGGGCCGGTAAAAATCTTTTTTGAGGATTTCTTGGCAACAATTAAAGAGTTTGCAGATATAGGGCCGCTCAAAACCCTTTTAAAACTATATAAAGATGCAAAGTTTTTATTAAGCCCTACTTGGGTTTCTGGTGCAGAAGATAAAGGAAAGACGGTAGAAGGCGCAAAGGCATTAGGCAGACAACAGCTGCGTGGGCTATCTGCATCAGGCGTATTTATACCGGAACAGGATATTCGTAAAGTTATTTCTTCTATAATAAAACGCCCGGCCCCGGCGTATCCTACTAAACAAGAACCTTCTAATATTGAGGTTCTTGTTAAGGTGCAATCAAACGCCCATGCGGAAGTGACTGTAGGAGCTGTAAAAAAGAGTTCTAATGTTGGTTTTAGGGTACAAGAATTAGGTGATATGTTAACTGCTGGGGATGTCCCATAATGAGTTGGCGTGATAATTTAAGAGATGCTTCTTATAGAGGTGTTCCCTTCAAAGTATTGAAAATATCCACGGACGTGGGCCGTCGTAATATTTTACATCAATACCCATTTAAGGATGAACCCTATTTAGAAGATATGGGACAGGATGCGGATGTCTATAATGTAACCGGGTATATTGTTCAAAATAAAAAAAATAATTTTGATTATTTTAACGAACGTAACGCATTAATAGAGGTGTTGAAAGCACCGGGGCCGGGAATACTGGTACATCCGTGGTTAGGTGATATTACGGTGGGATTGCAGGGAAAGGCCCGGATGGAGGAGTCGTTTACCGAAGGCGGGATCGCCCGTTTCGTTATAATATTTGTATTAGCCGGATTAAGTGTATCACCGGCAAAAATTACAGATTATACGGAAAAAGTCAGTAAACAAGCTGATCGTGTTCAAGATTCAATGGGAACTTATGTAGCCGACGTATATAATCCTGATGGCCCTAGTTATATAAAAGCTTCAGCATTATCTACTGCTCAGGCTGGTATTGATATGTTGACAAACATCATAACCACTATTTCTAACACTACAAAAGAGATTACTACATTAGGAGGACTTCGTACAAAATTGGAAACCGCAGTAGGATTAGGCACTACGTTAGCCTCTACGATAAAACAAGCATTTGCTTCTTTTTCAAATATATTGACTGCTTTTGAAAGTATGGGATTTATACTCGCATCTTTATCATTAGTAGATTTCGGAGTCTCTTCCGATAGTTCTGATGTGAGTATATACGGCGGTACATTAGTTCCTGTATCTGAAACGACTGATTTACGTTCCAGAGAAGCGGATAATCAGGAATTGATTACAAATTTTTACAGGGTAGGCGGTGTTGCGGAAGCATGTAGAGCCGCCGCTACAATATCTTATAATAGTCATGTAGACATCCATAATATTATGACGTTGCTGGTAGATGAAATAGATCAACTGCTGAATACAATGGGAAGTAACCCAATAAATGATGAATTATATGATTCATTAAGAGAATTGAAACCGCTTATTATCGCCGCGTTAGAATCAAAAGGAAGTGCCTTGCCGGATGTGCGTAATTACACGGTGGCTAACGATATAGAGCCTTCATTGGTTATTGCGTATGATTTATATAAAGATATAAACAGGGAATCCTCTATAACAGATAGAAATAAAATAATCATGTTGCATCCCGGCTTTCCCCCTAGCGGAAGTGTTATAGAGGTATTAAGTGAGTAAAGATATATTTTTAAATGTCGCCGACCGTAAATACAGCGGATGGAACACTATTCAGTTTTTCAGGTCTATGGATAATCTAGGCGGTGTATTTGAGGCTGTTGTAAGTTCAAACAATCCTTTTGATTCATCTCAATTCCCGATAAAGATGGGTGATGTCTATAAATTGCAAATAGGAGAAAAAGTAATAAGTACGGGATATATTGAAGTTATAAATGTACAATATGACGCTTTAAAACATACAATAAGAGTATCCGGCAGGGATAAAGTATGCGACCTTGTGGATTGTTCAAGAGTTGAATCTCCTACAGACTGGAATAATACAACGATAAAAGACTTAATACTTACATTGATTAAACCTTTCGAGCTTGAATTATATATAGACCCTAGTGCAACGTCGGTGGCGGCTAAAAAGATAGCTTGGTTTTCTGCGAATCAAGGGGATTCTGTTTTTGAAACTCTTAAACGACTTGCCATAACTAATTCTTTGATGCTTGTCGCTATGGGGGATGGTCGTTTGAAGGTGACCCGATCCGGCAGTGAGGCCGCTAACGGGCGATTGGAAACAGGGATTAATGTTTTAACAGGGTCATTAGAACAGTCTAATAAAGACAGATTCAGTCATTACCACACAAAAGGATATGGATTCGGGACAGATGAAAAACAGACAAAAGATTATATCCATCCTGAAGGGGATGCTCAAGATACAGCGATAAAACGATACCGTCCCTTGATGCTTTTTTCGGAGGATGTAGCCAGTATATTTGGTACCACTGACCGGGCCTATTGGGAATCCATATTAAGAGCGGGAAATTCAAGAACATTTACATATACGATAAACGGATGGGTACAGCCGGACGGGTCGTTATGGGAAAATAATATGTTGATTCAACTTAGAGACACCGTATTCGGTATAACGGATAAAACTAAAATTAACACTTTTTTAATATTTACAACTGTATTTATCTATGATGAAAAAGGAACTAAAATGGAATTGCGTTTATGTTACCCGTCTAAGTACACGGCATTAGATGCAGTAGGCCGTACAAAGGCGCAGGGTCTTATCGGGTCAATAATGACTTTATTTGATCGCAGTACACCTGTAACTGATTTTGAATAGTAAATAAAAGAACTTGATAGATGTTTGATAGATTGTTAAGACCGATAAAAAATAAGATTTTCTTGATGATAGGACGTGCCGTATTGAAAGCCGTAAAAAATACAGAGGGGACACAAAAAATGCAGGCGTTGTTTTTGGCGGATGAATTATTACAGGACATTGAGAGGTTTCAGGAATATGGTTTTGAAGCATACCCGCATGACGGGGCTGAAATATTGGCAAATTTCGTAAATGGTAACAGACGGCAAGGTGTTATTTCATGTGTGCATGACAGACGGCACAGGCCAAAGGATTTAGTTGAAGGTGAAGTCGTTATCTATACGGATGAACATATAAGTGCAGGCGGCCATAGAATACATTTAAAACGTGGTCAAATAATAGATGTCACCGCAAAATCTATTATAGAAACTATTATGGATTCTATAACTAAAAATACTAAAATAGTTGTGATAAATGCGACTATAGGCATCACGGAAACTACACCGATAAAAACTATAAACGGTGATTTACAGGTAAACGGTAAAATAACCGCGACAGGAAATGTGAAATCATCTGGTGGAAATTTAGAAGCTGCATTAGGAAATGTAGATGCTCCTGCCGGTCAACTATCGGATCAGGTAGGTAATATGGCGGGTATGCGGACTATATACAATACACATGACCATAATGAAACAGGCGGTGTCACCGATGCGCCTAATCAGGGAATGTAATGTCGCATTTTGATTTGAAACTGACATTCAATAATGATTTGATGGAAGCAGATTTGTTATTTTTAAACAATGATATTGTAACGGATGATGGATTGGAAACAGCCATAATTATTTCATTATTCACGGATAGAAGAGCAAGTATAGAAGATGATTTGCCGGATAAGGATAATTTGGATTTAAGGGGCTGGTGGGGAGATAGTACGTCTGAAAAAGATAACGATAAAATAGGTTCGTTATTATGGCTTTTAGAGAGGTCAAAAACGGAACAGGATATTATTAACAAAGCGGAACTTTATGCTAAAGACGCATTACAATGGCTTATTGATGAGGGTATAGCGACAGAGGTTATAATCACGGTGGAAAGCATAAAAGTGTCAAACGCTTTTTACAGGTTTGATCTGTTAGTGGAAATATTTAGAGGACAGAATCAGCTTTTAGCGGTAAAACATGAACATATTTGGGAGGGTACCTTGAATGCCTCTTAACAGACCGACACTTTTAACATTGATAGATAGAATCGCAGGTGATGTGACAAGTTCGTTGACAGGAGCAAGTACCTTAGCATTGCGTTCCGTTTTACGTGTGTTCGTTCGTGTAGTCGCTGGAGCGATTCATCTTGTTTATGGGTATATAGATAATTTAACGGAACAGCTTTTTATTAAAACCGCATCATCTTCTTATTTAGATCAGATAGGGTCTGAATATGGGGTAAACAGAACAGCTGCGGCAAAGGCCGCAGGAATAACGACTGCGACCGGCACTAACGGGTCTATAATACCTATCGGAACCGAGTTGCAGAATACAACCGGATATGTCTATACAACGGATGTTGCGGTTACTATTACCGCAGGTACAGCTTTATTAGCTATAACGGCGAGTGTAGCGGGTGTAGCTTCTAATGATGTGGCTGGAGCGTCCTTAACATTAACATCTCCTATTATAGGAGTGAATACGGCTACAACAGTGGATTCAAACGCTGTATCTAACGGCGCGGATGAAGAAACTGATATGAATTACAGAACAAGATTATTAGCAAGAAAAAGTCAGCCCCCGCATGGTGGTTCGAATAATGATTATATAATGTGGGCAAAAGAAGTAGCGGGAGTTACCAGAGCATGGGTACAGGAACAGTATCAGGGTGTAGGGACGTTGGCCCTTTATTTTGTGAGGGATGGGGATACGAATATATTTCCAGGGGGCACTGAAATAGCTACGGTAACTTCATATATCACACAACATACAAATGCCGCGACCGGGCAGGTTATAGGATTGCCTGTGACCGCTTTGCCTGGATTCTTTGTATTCGCGCCGACTCAACTGACTGTAGATTTCAATATAGGTATTTACCCGAATACAAGTGCGGTACAAACCGCTATTCGCGCGGAACTGGTGGATTTGTTTTTAAGGGAAGGTGGGCCGGGGAAAACGATATATTTATCCCAAATAAGGGAAGCAATAAGTTTAGCTACAGGAGAAGAAAGACATAGATTGAATTCTCCTGTTGTAGACAGTAGTACGGCATATAACGAATTACAGATTGTAGGCACAATCACGTTCGGAGCTTTCTAATATGGGATTTAGCAGTAGTTCATATTTGAAACTTTTACAGTCCTTACTACCTAAAGGCCGGGCATGGACTCGAAGTCCTGACAGTATATTAACTCAAGTATTGACAGGATTATCTATTGAATTATCTCGTGTAGATGATCAAGTGTTTCAATTAATAAAAGAAAGAGATACCCGTGCTACTTCTTTATTGTTAACGGAGCATGAACTTGATTTAGGATTGCCGGATGATTGTCTTCCATTAGGAGTATCTATAGCGGAAAGACGTACGACTGCAAATTCACGATTAATAAGTTTGGGCGGATTGAATAAGCAGTATTATATCGACCTTGCTTTGACTATGGGATATACAATTACGATAGACGAATTCACGCCTTTTTGGTGTGGTTCAGGTGGTTCCGGTGAGCCTTGCGGAGCGCAGGAAACGATATTCTATTGGAGGGTAAATATAGACACAGCCGGATTCCCTATTATTTATTTTATATCAGGAGCTAGTGAATCCGGTGACCCATTAATAAGTACGGGAATAGACGCTACTCCGCTTATATGTTATTTGGAAAAGTTGAAACCGGCACATACGATTGTCATTTATCAATATATCGGGCCGTCTTTCAGTACGGATTTTAGTGTTGATTTTGATTCTATTCCTACTTCAAGCACAGCATATCTTGAAGGTGCGTTCAGTAAAGCATTCAGTTCAGATTTTGACAGGCGTGTAGGAGGAGGTTTTGACAGAGATGAATTTAGTATAGACTTTGACAGACCTATGTAATTAATAAAATGGAGGATTTAGAAAATGGCAGATACACAGAGAACTAGAGCAGCATTGTTGGCTCTTATGGCTGATAACGTCACAGGTAATGTGTCGGCACAGGATTTCAGGGATTTTATAGTCACTGTAATGGATGCCGAATTTGTAAACCCCGGAGATTACTGGCGACAACCGATTCCAGATCAGGTTACAACGGATAAAACAGGCCGGGGTTGGATGGATTATAGTCAGGTAGCCGGTTCCGCTTTATCTTTTATGGATGCCTTGTACCTTGTAGCATCTAACGAATGGAGACGTGCGGACGTAGCGGATTCAACTACTATGCCTGTCATAGGGATAGCAATGGATTCGTATGCTTCAGATGCGACTAACTTACAGGTTCTTCGCGGAGGTATTATTTATGACAGTGCATTGTCGGCCAGATTTAGTGGGCAGATAGGAAGATTCGTATATCTGGCAAGTGGGGACGCAGGAAGTGTATCCGTGACATTGACAGCTAATAGTAATCTTGTCTTGGGTGTAGTCGAACCGAATGGGATTGGTAGTGTAGTGTCAGGTAAATGGCGGTTTGACCCTGAATGGGCAGTTAAAGGCCAGTAAAAGCAATTAAGTTTAACAGAGTAAAAAAGGAGGTTTATTTTGCATCGTACAGAAGGAGCTAATAATGTCGGTAATTTATTTGCGGATGGCCCTCCGGGTACAACTGTTGAGGAAAATTCTTTAAATGCGATACAGGAAGAACTTGCAGGTGCGATAGAAGCGGCTGGTATTGTTTTACAGACAGCAGCGACAGATACACGTAATCAATTAGCGGCGGTATTTGCACTAAAGGCCAATGATGCAGGTGTAGTACATACTACTGGTAATGAATCTATAGCTGGCATTAAAACTTTTTCCGACAATATTGTTATGGCTGGCGATAAGTATGTTGGAACATCACTGATTAATTCTATATTTTTTGATGCCTCATCTTCTACTGTTATTAATTCCGCTAACAATATATGGAATAATCTGGATTCTGGAAATGTTGCTACAGGCAAGACTTTTAATATTTCACATAATAGCACTAGTGTCGGTGGTAGTGTGTTATTTACAGTAAATGATAGCGGGTTTGCAGGTTTTAATACAACACCAGTTAATAGTAGAATAGTTACTATAGCTAGTGGCGGGGTAGAAATTCAAAACGGAGCACATACTGCTACTTACACGATAAATTCATTGGTTATTGATTATTCAACACCTGATGCACGGTTTTATTCAGTTGGGCCGGATGCTACTACTAAAGGTGGTTTTCAATTAGCAGGGATTGAAAGTGATGGTGGCGGGACAGTTATATTTTTAGATATAGACGGAATATCAGGGGCATCTAATTTTATTGGAATTAAAGATACTTCACCTTTTGTTGATGATGGTGATGTTTCTAAAAAGATGCTGTTTAGTCTTAGCGGGTTGCCTGGTGCCACTACTATAAATGTCACAGCTCCTAGTGCTGATGGAGTTATGCTTACTGATAATAGTACAGCTTCAAGCCTTACAAGTGTGGGGACGCTTACGGCTTTAACAGTTGCAAAAGCAGATATTGGGATACAAATACAACCTTTTTCAAATGGGGCTTTAGGGGCACAATCAGCGATTATAGTTGCTCCCGGAAATATATCTAACACAATAGATTTTCATTTACTAGAGGGAAAAGCTATTACGGGTGGAATTGTAGCTACTTATCATACTTTTCTTTTATCTCCTGATTACTATACAACAGGGGCAAATACACCAACTTTAGGTGCAAACTGCCCAGGGGCCGCAGGAGCACCTGACCAATGGATTAAAATTAGTCTTAATGGAACTACAGCATATATTCCAGCATGGACATAATGAACTACTGCAAATCAACTCTCACAGTGACCCTTCCGGTATCACTATTAGCGTTTGGAGCAGATTTCGTAAAACCTGCTCTATCAAGTTTAGGAGGGAGTTCACCGCAGGCAGTAAATAGAAAGATGAGTGTGAATATTATTTTTTTCATGCTTATATTATAGCAAAATATGTTAATTTCATTTAAGGAGGTAATTAGTAATGGCAATTTTATTTAACAATTTGTATCTGCGGATTACAGGGTATTCCGTACAAAGAAGGATTGAGATAATACCTGAAAAAAGAGAAATTATACCTGCAAAGACCAACAAAAAAGGTGAAGTTATTGCAAAAGAAACATCGGTTGTTCTTGAAAAAGAAAAAAGCCGTATCAGATCTGATACATTAATAGAATACAGCGCATATCTTGATAGATACACGAGGGAAAATAATCCTCCTCTCTATACCGCAGTGACACCGCTTGATTGGCTTAAAGATTATATACCGACTGGTAAGGATGAAAAAGCAGTGATGGGTTCACTGTATAAAGCATTAGCTGAATTACTAGATGCTAAACATACGGAGGTTTAAAATGGCTGTTAAATTTACTATACCGAAAAAAAGGACGCTCGATACGCTTATCAATGCTCTTGAAGTTCCTACACAAGAAGGTAATACGGTAGATACCTTGATACGGATCGGTAAAATCAAACAAACCTTAAGGGAAGGGTTTGAAGCGGGTAGTGTCGTGATGGATCAAGATGATTTCGATTTTCTTAAAGGACGGTTCAAAGCAGTAACTACATGGTCGGCAAATGACGCTACGATAGAAGCTGTGCCTGAAGCTAATCAGTTACTGGATTCCGTCACTGAAATGGGTATACAAAAAAAGAAGGCATCAGGAGAATAGTCTGATTTTGTAGACATTCCTCACAGAAATGGGCAGGGACACAGTTATTTGAGGTAGATAGGTTATGCCTCTCAAATATAGCTTAACTGTAGGCAGACGTAGAATGCTAAAGACCTTTAAGCTTATTCGCCTCTGTCCTTGCCCGTTTTGCTCCTAATACGTCTCCTGTAGAGGCTAGGCACTCTGCTTTCTTATCTAAGACGGCATAGTCCATAGGCCATTTCTCTAGGTAGGTATCATAAGCAAGCAGAGCCTTTTCAGGATCGTTTGTACGCATATATATGCCGCCTACTGTAGGAAGGAAGGAATCATATTTTTCAGTTTGTTCAAAGACTATACTTAACTTCTTTAGTCCTTCATCGATCTTATTTTGCCGTATTAATAGCTGGCCTAGTTCAAATGGGTATCGAAGATTATCAGGAAAGTCCTTTATCAACGCTTCATATATCTTTACCGCATCATCAAGCTGATTAAGAAAGATCGAGGCACTCGCACATCCCCATCGCGCTTCTTCTCTATCGGGTAATAAATCGACGGCTTTTTCAAGGTATTCAAGAGCTTTTTCAAAATTCTTTTTTCTTCCGTATACTTGTCCTTTTTCTTGTAAGTGAAAATACATAGCCAATTTATCTTTTCCCTGCTTGATGTCTTCATTGTGTTGAGTTATCGCTTTTTCTATTTCATCTTCACGCATTGCTATAGCCCTGTTTATTACAGCCGATGCTTTTTGACGTAATATATCACTTCTGCAATATTGGTCACTTAATATTCTTTTTGCTTCAAGATAGGGACGTGCAAAATTACCTGCATTGAAATATTCATCCGCATCATCTATATCAGGAGCGGTGTCTCCAATAGGTTCTAATATAGTCTGGTCTTTTGTCCTGTTGTAATTATCCAGTATTGAATGTGTGTTGATATATGTTTCCAATAAATCCGTGGATGCTTTTTTTGCGGCTTCAATGATAATCCGATTACGTTTAAGTCCGTTTGTCAATTCTGATATATTCTCATTTCGCATTAGTTTTTTAACGGGAAGTTTTCTTTTTTCAGTCGAACTTAACTCACGACCACCTATTCTTCTGACTGCTCCGTGAATCGCAATACCAACAGCGGGTATTTTTGATGATAATTCTCTGGTTTGTTTACTTAAATTATCATTTTCTATAATTCTTTGTTGAAGTAATTTAGCGTTTCCTTTTTTCATGGCCTGTTTTATTTTAGTATTTGCTATAAATGTTTCATTACAGGAAATTTTTATCTGTTTAAGAATATCAATATCGTTTTCAAGTAAAGGAATTACATCTTCGATTAATTTATCCGCATCAGGAAGCAAGGAACATAAGTCACTTATTTCAGTCATACGTGCATTGTGAAGAGAGCGTATGCTGTCTTTTATATATTTATCTATTGCTTCCTGTAAAAAGATAGGTTCTGCTCCCCGGATACAAGCACCGCCTTCAGTCGCATTTATGACTTTCCGACCGGAAAACTCTATCATGCTTTCCATGCTTGTAATAAATGCAGCTAACCCCACATTAGTATTTACAGGTGTTCCGTAATATCCCGGTACTTGTTGTTCCGGCCCCATACTATGTTTTTTAGATATATCCTTACTGTATAAACTGCATCGCGGATCGTCTACACGCCATTGTAATATTCCGTTTTCATCTTTTTGTACATGTCCTCTTGCATCTACTTGTTTCATGTGACTGTCTTCTGTAAGAGCGAAATCTTGTCCTATCATAATTATAGGATCGCCCCCAATATGTACTGCAAGTGAAAACGCCATGTGTGCGACGCTCCCACCTTGATTTAACGCCCCTTTATCTTTTAATATGCTATGTGTTTTTCCTTCAGAATCTTCACTGACCACAGCGGATATAAACTTCGGGCCTTTATAGGATTTCAATAAAGGTGCGTATGTGCGATTCAATGCGACAAGAGGAATACCACTATCAAGTAATCCTCGGTAATGCGCCATATTAACTTCGCCGAAATCCACGGTACATATAAAATCAGGTTGAATATCGTAGGCTAAAAGAGGACGTAATGCCTGACCTACCGCAACAATAATCGCACCATGATAAGCCTTACGCAGTAAATGTATATTACGTGAAAGAGACGGGCCAGTTGAAACCGTTATAACGGGTTTCCCTTTGAACAAATCTTTTAGTTCATTCACGCCTCGATGCCGGATAATCCAGGGTAAAGTAGCTATATCGTTATCGGCTATCTTAGCTCCCGCATCCCCTGATATTGTTCCTATATTGCAACGAATCTGATTTAGTATTTCTGCGGTAAATAAAGTCAATTCATTATATTCTATAAGCTGTTTTGTGTAATGCTCAATAACTACGAACCAATCCTCTACAATTTTTTGATTACTTATAGCTTCTAATACCCAAGCTATTTCAGCTTTGCCTGGGGCACAGATTATCAATTCCCTGTTTTTTATAGGCTTTGAAAAATCGTATCTTTTAAACGCGGTACGAACCATGTGGGCAATAGGTTCTATTACAATTAATTGATGCCCTTTTTCGGCTTTATTAAAAATATGATTAGTTGCATGGCCCTGTCCTATACCAATCAAAACACTTATATTGTGTTTGAGAGGTTTTACATAGTTAAGAACATCTTTTGAGTTTTCTATATGATCTTCCCCACTATACGCAGGAATCAATTTAGTTCCTATTGCTACATATAATTTATTTATAGAAGGACATTTAATCCACGTTACGTCAGGCGTATCAATTATCCATTTATGTAGTTCTGGATAGGCCTCTTCTATCGCTTTAAGATTTTTCTCATATACGTCATTCATATTTTAGTGCCTTCTTTAACATGTGAATCATAAAAACCTTTTGACATTGCAAAAACACAAACATCTTCATAACGACCATTCAAAAATACACCTTTTTGGAATGCACCCTCATAGTTCATTTTTAACTTATTACAGATAATCTTCATTGCTGTATTAGTTTGCGCTGTCCCTGTCCATACTCGATTCATGTTAAGATGATCAAAAGCGTGACGTAGAACTACATCACATGTTATCTTACCTATGCCTTTACCCCAATATTCTTTTTCACCAATAAGAATAGCAAATTCTGCACTTCTGTTAATCCAATTTATGGATTGCAGAGAAATATTACCTATATGAATACCTTTTTTATGGGTGTTAGGTAAAAGGGTAATAGCCCATACAAGTATTTTTTCAGCTTCAATATCCGTTAAAAATTGTTCTGTCCCTTTTTTACTATGTGGGAATACTCCATGTGAATTGTATCTTGTCACTTCGGCATCTTCAAACCATCTTTGATATCGTAGGGTGATATAAGTCTGATTAAAAGGGGATAGAATAAGCAATGAACCATCAGGGAGTTCAATATTATATATCATCTTACTTCCTCCATCATTTCTACAAACTGTGTACCTGTCAGCCATTGATCGTTAGTATCAGAATAATAGGCTTGTTTTAATCTATTTTCTTTTTGTAGGTATATCATATTAGGTTGGATTTGGTATCCCCCATTAAGATTAATAGTATAAGGCAATTCTTCTTGTGCGATTAGACATTCGTGGAGTTTTTCCCCTTTACGCATACCTATTTCTTTTATGTTCAAATGCTTTGCGGTTGTTTTAGCCATAGCCCATAATACCTGTATCATATCTGGAAGTTTCATAGAAGGTAGTTTAGGAATAAATATTTCCCCTCCTATCATTTCACAGCATCTGGCAAGGATGAAGTCCGCTACCTGTGATTGAGTACTCCAGAAACGAGTCATTAATTTGTCCGTGATTGTCACAGCATTTCCTTTTTCTATCTGATCCTTAAATATATGTACGACTGAACCTCTACTGCCTAATATATTACCATAACGGCAACAGGAAAATTGTGCGCCTTTACTGCCTGAATACACATTACCCTGTATAAACAGTTTTTCCGCCGCCATTTTTGTTGTGCCATAGAGATTAATTGGATAAACCGCTTTATCCGTGCTGATATTCATAACTTTTTGCACACCTGAATCCAAAGAGGCATTTAATATGTTTTCCGCTCCGTGTATATTTGTTTCTATCGCTTCTAAAGGATTATCTTCACATGTAGGCACTTGTTTCATAGCGGCAGTATGTATTACTAAATCTACTCCTTCTGTTGCCCTTTTAACCCGTTGATAATCTCTTATGTCCCCTATTAAAAATGATACTGGGACATCTTTTAGATGAGTAGGATTAATATTGCCCAGTCTTTCTTTCATTTTTCTTTTTAGTTCCCATTGCTTCCATTCGTCCCGGCTGAATATTCTTATCCCTCTAGGTTTATGATGTAAAATTAATTGATGCAATAATTGTTGCCCCAAACTACCAGTCCCGCCAGTTAAAAGTATCTCTTTTCCATTTAACCAACTCATATAGTCTCCTTTATTTTTAGTTACTTTTTAGTTTTATATATTTTTTGCCTATGCGAATTGTGTATTCCCCACATTTAAGTGCAAATTGTTCATCGGTTATTTTTATTTCATTTACGGATATAGCTCCTTGCTTGATAAGTCTTCTTACTTCGGAAGAACTTTTTACTGCACCACAGTCCGAAAGTATTGATGACAGAAACTCCGTCTCCTTCTTCCAGTCGTGCTCGCAGCTCCTTTTCATTTATTATCTCCACCACTCCAAAGCGGATTATTGAAAACTGTTTTCGATTTCTTTTGACCCCATGTCAGGAAATTCAAATTTTTTCATTTATTTTTCAGTTAATATTGTTCTATATTGTTTTAACGGCCTTTGCCCGTCTATCGGGTCTGTACGCCACATATCTATATCTATTATATTATCTTTCAGGATTATATGCGGATATGGAGGATCAGATGCATCAAGCCCTTCTCTAATGTCATAAATTACTTTTCCTATTTGTTTTGGTTTCCAGCAATGACCGAATTTATATTCATTCCCTTTTCCGTCTAAATCCAAATGAAATTCTATAGCCCGCGCACCTTCAGCTACGGCCCGATGCAGAACACCCGGTGAAACTGTATGATCCGACCACCCAATTCTTATCCCGTATGTTTTTTTTAGTTCCCTTATCCTTTTCAATTTACAATCAACGGGTTTAGCCGGATAATGAGAATTACAATGGTATAAGGTGATTGTGTCTATTCTAGGATGAAATGCAAGTAATGTTCGTATGGCTTTATCAGCTTCTTCTTCTGTGGCGTTACCTAGTGATAGAGAAACAGGTAATCCTGTAGAGGCACAATGTTTTATTAAATTCATCCATAATATTTCATAAGAACCTATTTTCAAACTATCGACGTAGGGACTTAAATGATCAACTGCGTTTAAAGAAAAGGGCGTACAATGAAATTTAATATTAAGCATTTTGCATACATTTGCTAAATTAGGCAACCAACTTAAAAACAGTTCGCTGTTTTTTAAGTCCTTTGCTTTTTCTGGATTTCGTATTGGGCTGTATAGGTGTTCAGCATTAAATAATTGGAATTTGACGGCAGTACAACCCATAACAGCCGCCGATTTTATTAATTTAACCGCTCTGCTGTAATCCTGGTTATGATTTCCGCCAATATCAGCAATGAATTCAATTTTCATATTAACTCTTTTCTATGGTCCCAAACTTTCCAAAACGCCTGGATTACATCATCAAGGCTTTGTTTATCTGCGTTAGGCCCAAATAGACGATGAATAATTATTAGTTCTTTTTTATACATTCTTTCACAGACAGGAGTACTATCCCGCCATTTACTATCAGTAAATAAAGGCATCTGATTTATAGGTTTTGTATAACCATTACCTATCGGTACACCTTCCTGTTCCCTGTCTTTTACCGGCTGTAATTCTGCTTTGACCGCATTAACAAATGTATTACGTGAAATATTGTCTTCTATATTATAATATTTTATTGGTAGAACATAATAGGAATGGGTACACTTATCTCGGATAATCGGCATAACAAGACACTCTATACCTTTTAATTCCTTTATAAGGTATTCTACATTTTTTAATCTGGCTTCCAGCAGGGCATCAAATTTCGTTAATTGCGCTATTGCAATCGCCGCCTGTATTTCAGTTAATCTTAAATTGAAACCAAACATTTTAGGAAATTCTAGTTCGACATGAAGAGTATCAAACAAGGAATTATTTACCGCTTCGGCATGATTCCGCAAAAGACGGCATTTATCTGCTAATTCTGAATCATTTGTTAATATAATACCACCTTCACCACAGGTCATATGCTTACCCTGATTAAGTGAAAACACTCCTATATCCCCTAACAGACCACAATAGGTATCTCCGTTTTTTGCTCCTACTGCTTGTGCGGCATCTTCTATAACCCATATATTTTCACCTATTATATTTTTTAATTTTTTATAATTATAAGGCAATCCAAATAGGCTTACTGGTATTATTGCTTTTGTTTTATCTGTTATTCTATCTTTTACAGAATAAGGATCAAGACAATAGTAATCTTCTTCTATATCCGCAAATACAGGAATTCCACCCCATGCCATAGGAGCGGTTGCGGAACAGGTCATAGAAAATGGGGTCACAATTACTTCATCCCCAGGTCGAATATCTACTGCACCACAAGCTATTATTAATCCACTTGTACAGGAATTAACAGCAATAGCATATTTTGCATTGAATTTTTTTGCCCATATTTTTTCTAGTGTTTGTACATATTCACCACCATTATGTCCTGCATGATCAGCTTGAAATCCTGTCAGAATTCCAGTATCAAGCACTCTGTTTACCATGCTCTTTTCCATATTGCCTATAGTATTTTGTGATGGCAATAATTCAATTCGGACAGGTTTTCCTCCGTTTACAGCTAATACTGCCATATTATAATCTTCCTCCTTCTATAAGTGGTAAGCCATGTATTGCCCGTCTAGCATTGAATGTTGGGTATCTATATTTCATATACAACATTATTTCGTTAATCATATAGTGAACATACACTGCATGTTCTGGTGTGCAGTGAGGCAAACTACGAGTACTATTTAAAATATCAACGGCGTTGTTGATTACACGTGATAATCCAACAGTCAGGTCTGTTTTATTCCGCACACAAGTATTAGACAGATTAGGATAATACCCATAGGTATCTTCCATTACAATAGAATATACATCATTATATATCCCATGATGTGTAAGATTAATTCTTCCATTGCCAGTAAATATATCTATATCAAATATTGAATATTTATTAGCATCAATATTGATTAATTCTACATTTTGACATTTTTCAAATCGTAGTTTTATAGAAGACAAATCCTGGGATACATAATCAACTTGAAGCATTTTTCCAAATAAATAATGAAACAGGTCTAACGCATGGCATCCTTCATGTTCCAGACTTTTTCCATATATTGCACGAGCATGATAAATCTCACTACTTGGAATTTTATCTAAATCATTTTTTATTTGTTGAATGGCATTAAGATACCGTCTTGTGTAATTGATCATTAATGGAATTCCTGCTTGTCTATATTTATCCATAATTTTTCTGGCTTCCTTTTCAGTGAGACAAAAAGGTTTTTCAGCTATAACGAGTTTTGGTCGATATGATACTAGATGATGCAACACCTCATAATGATTTTCAGTAGGAACACAAACAGCCACAATATCAGGTTTTTCTGTATTTATCATATACCGAAAGTCAATATATTTTTTACAGTTCCATTTTTCACCTGCTGATTCTACTCTTGATATGTTTATATCACAGACAGCTACTAAATCAGTATCAGCACACCGACGATAGAAGGCATGAGCTATTGTAAGAGCATTACCTAATCCTATTCTATCGTATTGATCCGGTTTCAACGCCCCAATACTACCACAACCTATGACAACTGCTTTATACACTTAAACCTTCTTTCTTTTAACCATTTCATTATATTTTAATATATCTGGATTGACTATTAAGAAATCTAGTATGTCTTCAACAGGGAATAATATATTTTCTTCTTTTACAAATTTTTCAAATAGGTATTTCAGCACTTTATAATCTCTAATTTCATCTAGTGTGAGACCCCATTCAGGATGCTTGTATTTATTCGGGGCTTCAACATTCAATACTCGATACCCTCCATCTTTTACAATGTTCCATCCTGCATGATCATGGTTTAATGTGTTGATATTGTCTAATGACCGTGTGTTTTTTCTCATTAAGTAATAAAGAGCTTTTAAAGTATAAACTTGTATATCTAATCCATCAGGCCAAGTGCGTTCTACAACATTAGAAATATAGTCAATATTATTTTTTCTGAATTCCTTAACAAGTTTATCTATATGGCGGGGATCGACTAATGGACAGTCTGCTGTAATGTCTACTATTGTAGTTGCATCAAAAGACATAGCGGCTTCATATACCCGATTCAATACATCATGCTCACTTCCACGATATAATTTTATATTAGGATATACTCGCGCTATTCTATTTTTATAATTATCCACTATCAGCAAATCACTTTTTTTAACTGTTGTAGCTATAACAACTTCATCAATAGTCTCGGCGGCGGATACCCTGGCGACAACTATTTCCAGTACAGTCTTGTCTTTCCATAAAGGCAACAGAACTTTACCAGGTAATCTCTTACTATCTATTCTTGCTTGTATTATCGCTACTGTTTTATTCATTTTCTTTTAATTTCTTTAAACGTAGTTACTACATTTGTATCCGCTAGTATAATCCTATCTATTATTTTTAGTGTTTCTTCTACTGGCGCATAAATAAGAGCGAGTTTAATTAATTCCATCCAATTTTTATTATTCCCCGCTCGAAGTGCTTGTATCTTATTCATAATCTTCCTTACTTTAATTGGGTCTAATTGAGACATTTTACTTTCGACACTCCTTTCGTTTGTGTTACTTCAAATGACCTGTCGGCAATTTCTATTAGATCACTGTCATGACTCAACATTATTATTTGGATACCTAGTTTTTTACTTACCTCTTTCAACATATCTCCTGCTCGATTTCTTAAATTTCCGAGGAATTTAAAAGGTTCATCCATGATGATAAGAGGGCGTGTGTGTGGAGTACGTAAACTCCATAAAGCAACACGCAGGGCAAAAGATACAATATCAACCGCGCCGCCACCTTCCTCATTTAACAGGTTCATTTTATGCCCGTCACGCAATAAATATAAATCCAGTTCTGTTTTATTCCTACGAACTACAAATTCTGCTTTAAATTCACAGGGCATATCATCATAGACGGCGGAGAGGGCAAGATTAACAACGTCTGATATATGAAATTCAAGTTCAGCCTGTGTTTTTTTTGCTACTAATTGAATGATGTTACGGGCCTGTTCTATATTTTCAACCCGATCTTTTAACTTTTCTATTTTTTCCTTTTGTAATTGAATACCTTTCGCAAGTATTCTTCTTTCGGCTTTCTGCTCTATGAATTTTTTGTTTATTGTTTCCAGGCTCATTAGAATCCATACTCATCTTCAAGTGTTATCATACCCTTTTCGATTTCTTTATCTATCTTATCTATTTCCTTTTGTAAATCCTTCAATTTTTGTGTTGCTCCTTTAGTAGTGCTTGCGTGTTTTTTAAGAGCCGCATTCAGAGTTTCTATCTTACCTTGTAATTGCGCTCTAGCTAATTTTACATCTTCGATTTCTTTTCTTATGCCTAGCAATTCTTCTGTTAATGCATCTTTATTTGACATCATTAATAATTACCTCTGGTTTTGAACTACTCACCTTTAAATCATTATTGTACTTACCAACATAAGGCTGTTCACAAGATGCGGTAAGCCGCATAAATATCATTTGCCCTATTCGTTGATTTGGTTTGAGGACTATTTTAGTATATTTAGTAGCATTTCCTAATTCCATTGTCAGTGAAGAATTGTGCCAACCTGGATCACACCATCCTGCCATATTATGTGTTAATCCTTGTCTTGCAAGTGAGGATTTTAATGCAAAGAATGCGCCTATATTATCTGGTAGATTAAATATTGTTGTTGTTCCTCCTAGAAAAAAATCTCCTGGGGACAAAATAAGAGTATCTATGATTTTAAATTTGTTTCCTTCTTCTGTTATAAATTCAGAGGAAAGACACACATCATAGCTGGCAGAATTTAATAACCTAGATTCAAAAGGAACAATCATAGTTGTTGATATAGCTAATTCTCTTATTTCATGATCTGGTAATATCATTATTTCACCTCTATATCATCAAATATGACAGGGATCAGCATTTTAAAATCATGTAACATAGGAATCATTATTTCCCGCATTTGAGGGTGTGGTTTTCCCGTTATGCCAACAGCCCTCATTTTAAAAATATGCCTCCATTCTCGCAGGTTTGCCGTAATAACGATTTCTGTCTTTAATCCGATTGGTAGTACATTACGTGCTTCTTCTGGTTTCCATCCGATATCCTTATCCCTTAAACTAAGATATAAACGCTCTGCGTGATACATAGCCACAAGCCATATAAGAGACCCAGGGTCTCTTATAGTTTCGGGATGTCCATTAATACTCAAACCATTCATCCCTGTATAATAGATACTAAATGGCTCATATAATTTGAATCCTTCCCATAATGTTACCCATGGAGGTATTATGAATGTCACGCCGTGTTCTTCTTTTCCATAATCGCAGTAGCGCGTGGATTCCTGCGAGTAGGAGGCTAGCCGGTGTCGCACTAATTCGTGTGTGACACCACGATCGCATATAATTCGTACTGACACCTTTTCATGTTCGATAACACTTTCATGGCCGCGTTTCAGGATACCTCTGATAAAAGACGTAGCGGAATCAGGTGTTATGTTATCTTCTGATTTATAACAGGTACGCCCGGCCTTTTCTATACGTTGAAGTATCTCTAATCCATCAATAGGTTCGATTTCATAGTGAGGTTTTACGATTATCATTATTTCCCTCCTTTTTTTAATTTCTAACATATACCGGATAATCCTGACCTTACCCCATCGCCTACAGTTTGGTGTGTGCGGCCACATTCTTTACATCCCCCACCCGAAGTACGCCAATCTAAGGGAGTATTTACTGGAGGATTGTCTGCTTCTTCCCGTTCTCCCCGAATTATTAACACTATTAGCATAATAACGCGAGCGAGGATTAAAAATAGAAAGACTGTTAAAATTATTATGTCTCTGATACTCATTTATTTCCTCCTTTCTTAGAATAGGGGCGTGGTATCTGTGCCTTGAAGAACATTAAATACAGCATTTTTTTCTCGTTCTAATAGAACTATTGCTAATTGTGAATATACCCCAATGTCCCGTAAAGTATCCTTTATTGATTCATCTTTAACATGAAGCTCACCACTCCTTAAATATTGTTCTACCCGTGCAAATTTATCGCTTAATCGTATAATAACACCAACAAAAGGAGACACTCCTAATCTTTGTACGGCGTTTAGATTTCCTAGCGGGTCTTCATCACTGCCGTAATCATGGCTTTTTCTTAGGTGCAATTCTTTCATTTCATCTAACAATTCAAGGTATCGTTGTGATGATGGATGTAATGTTTTCTTTATTGATATAGCCCCATATTTTTTATTCCTTCATGATCCACTTTTCCCTCCTTTTTTTTAACAGTAAGATTTAAAAATTCTTCTATAGTAGAAAATTCAACACCTATTCGTGCCTTTCCTATTTTTTTTAAATAGTATATTGCTTCTTTTGTTGTCGTAAATAACATTTCATCCCTTTATCACAATTAAAATAATGCACACGCCATATAGTGAACTTTCATGCCTTTTACTATTTTTTGGTAGTGGTATGCTTTCCATCCTATTTTATAATGATGCTGTTCTATCAATTTTCCAAAAGTAGTTTCTAATACATCCCCTATTCTGTTGTTAGGAACTCGGAACATACGAACCCATTTAAAATAGTAATTTTTATCCTTATCAACTATGAATTGAATAACTATAAAACTAGTCATTATTCCCTTCTATAGCTTCATATACTATTTCTTTTACTCGTTTACGTGTTTTATTTGTTTTGAAAAAAGAGTCAAGATTTGCCTCAAATGAATGCCCTATTTCAATATTTGTTAATACTCGCTCGACAAAAGCGTCTAACCTGGCATTGCGTTCATCCGCTTCTTCTATATAGTCTCGATTTACAACGTCTTTTTCTATTGGGATATATACAGGTTTAACCTTATTTTCATTCACATAGTACAAGTACACACGTGGTTTATGGTCTATCTGATCCGCAGTAAGCCTGAAGATACTACCGGGGTTAACTAATAATCTTCCTTTATGTTCTAAAACAAACGGTTTATGATTATCCCCTGTCACAATAAGGTCATATCCTTTTAATCGTTCAAATAATTTATGTGCTATATCAACTTCAATATCCGGCCACGGCTTCTTTCCTGTATACGTCAATATATGACATAGAGCGATTTGTCGTATACTATTATTAGATTGTTCTGTACGTGCTTCTAACGATGCCCCCCAATGAAACCCCTTGATTATCAGTTTAAATGTGCCTGGAACAGTTTTAAGGTTTTTAACATTCTTAATAATTTTAATAGTCCCTGCCGCATCTAGCACTTCTAGTCCTGATTTATGTAATAGATCGATATTGTGATAAGGCATTTCATGCTGGCCGATTGTCACATACATATTACTAATATGACGTATAGACCATGCAAGGACTTCAGGACTGCTTTTCCATGCATCTAATAAATCCCCAGCACATAATATTGGTATATTGTTATATGATCTTTGTAATGATGCGACAAAGTCAATCTTTCTTTTCATAGTTTTAATGAAATCATCTGTTCTACATTTTGGTATTTTATCCATAATATGCCAATCCGCAGTAATAATCGCATTAGGCGTATTCATATATTATTTTTTGATAGTATGTTCATAAAATAAATATTCCATTTCTTTCTATTATGATTAGTTTTTACATGGCATAGTCTACATAATGTTATTAAATTATTAGGGCTATTATTCTTTTTGTTATAGTTTATATGATGCACACAATGTAATTCACTATTCTCTTTACAATCACATAATTGACATATACGATTATCACGATTCCTTATCTGTTCTTTTAACGCCTTATTAAAATTTATTCCATAAGGTTCAAAAGATATGCCGCCTAACCAAGCTGGATTCTTATCCCCCGCATATTTTCCTTTTAATGTATTAGATATTTTTTCTCTTACTTCTACTTTTTTCGCTGGATTTTTATTACCTACTATTGTATAACCTTTCTGATACATAGGATTATTTTTACCGGATATATTTCTATGGTTTTTAGATATATTTTCTCTAGCTTCTTTAGTATGGTGCTTCCCTAACATCCCTTTAGCATGATTTTCCTTTAATTTTTTTCTTATGTCTGGTCTTTTAGCTGGATTTTTATTTCCGATCATATCTAATCTTTTTCTACCGAATATAGGGCATTTTTTTCCTCTTTTATTAAACATTGGATTGTGCGTTCCTCTATTCTGATGACCAGAAATAGCACTATTCCATGTATTCTTTTGTATACCCCATTTTACAGATTTACCACAACCACAGCGGCATTTCGGTGTCCTGTCCATAATATGCCAGTCAGCCGTTAAAATACAATCAGGAGTCATAGTTATTCTATTTCCATTCTCTTTTTAAAACTTATTCTCTTTTTCATATTCATTTGCAGATTCAATATTAATTTTATAAGAACGTCTTATCCTAATACCTGTTAATTTCCCTTCATCAATGAGTCTTTTTACTGTAGTATCCGATACGTGCCAACGAGCCGCGAGTGTTTGAATTGTGATAAATTTTCGTGGTTCTCCTTTTCTTACACTCATTTTATTTCCATTTCTGTCCACATACAGGGCATAATCCTTTTGGGTTTATTTTCTTTTCTTTAGCTTTAAGATTTTTTATAGTCTCTTCTGTTTGCTCTAATCTGCATTCTTGCAGATTTATTCTTGTTAATACATCATCTATATCATTATATGTTCCATTTAACTGTTCTCGTTTTTCTGTAAGATTAAGCAACTTTTTTACTAATACTTCAGCTTCTTTAGTGTTTGGTAATGTATCTAATTTATTAGTTTCTTTTGAAAGGCTTTCAAGTATACCTCTTAATTCATCATGCCTTGTTACGAGAGTAGTTCTATCAGTGTTGATCTGGATTAGATTATTTATAATTGTTTCCGCTTCATCTGTTTTCTTTATTTCTTCCAGTTCTGTTTCAACATCATCAATACTATTTAGAATATTACGCAGAGTCATTTCTTCAGTTCGTAATATAGAGGCTCGTCCTGTCGCCTGATTTAATCGTTTAATAATAGGTTCAATATCATCAAGATGTGCGTACTGCTTACTTTTTTCTTCTGTTTCTTCCAGCAATTCCTGGTTACTTGTAATACTAGAAGCTGTAGTCCGTGACATACCATTAATATGACTTAAAGTATCCCCAATAATATCAAGATTAACTATACTGTTTATATATTGAGCGGCTTCTCCTGGACTCATGCCTAATAGAAATGGAGGGTCATGCTGAAGATGTATATTTACAGAATCAAGATTCACTAGCTGTTTTATCGCATCAGGCACACTTTGTCCAAATGCCTTATATTCATGTCTAAGAGTCTTTAATACACTTTGTCCTTTTTTTATTTTTGGTTCATATAATATATATGTATTTTTAGATTTTTCCTTAACACGATCTATTTGAAATCCCTTGTCAGTACTTAAAGAGACACACATATCCCCACCCCAATGACTGCGGTAGGAATCACCGGAAGGTTTATTGAATGCACACCATATCAAAGCGCGGAGAATAGCTGTTTTGCCCCTACGTGATAAGCCTACGATGACATTAACACCATCACAAAATTCAAGTGAACTGTTTTGGTGACTTTGAAAATTTATTAATCGGATATTTTCAATCATACTTAATCACCACATACATAATCAATTATTACTAGTATCAATATTACAGCTTCCCATACAGGTATTTCTATTGTAGAGGTTAAATATTCAATCATTGATCTTTTTCTTTTCCTTTCCATGTTTTTCGCATAGCATATCGCAGTCTTTTTAACATATATTTTTTCCCTATATAAAGTACTATGTAAAGAAGTAATGTTCCTATACTGATTTCTATTATGCTAGAAAGGGATGTCATCATTATACAATTCCTTATATTTATATAGTGCAATTAATAATGCATCAGCAAATCCATCATTGCGTCCTATTAGATTAAACATTTGTGGGAACAGAGATTTTGCACGTTTTATATTCCTTTTCTTTTTACGGGAATAGAATATAGAAGGTGTTTCATTAAGATGTTTTTTTAACTTGTGTTTGAAGAAATAGGCAGACCATACTTTTGCTTCTATAGGGGTATGATTTATTCCTAACCCCATTAATAGCCCTTTGATTATTCCAAATCCTTCAAAACTTGTTGCTGTAGTTATAATTGTTTGTTTTGCCATTGCTATTGGACGTTCAATGCAGACGGTTTCAATATTATACATACTTTGTAATTTTTTAAATAATTCATATAATTCATATTCATGGTATATTGTTCTTTTCTTTGGTACTCCTGGCACAATAGTTCCGTCTTTTTTCATTTTTGGTTTTGTTTTGCTCTTTAATTCCATTTGCAGGACAGGTATAGAGTACAATCCAATAGCAGTACCTGAATCCTTTAGAACAGCTATCGCTCCTTTTACGCCTATATCAATACCGATTATGACGTTTATCTTTTTACTCATTTTATTTGTATTTTGGTTTTCTGTTTATTTTTATCGACTCTTCTATATCGTTCCAGGTATCCCCTACTATTTGTTGTAGTTTCTTTTCTAATCCTTGCTCTTCTATTTGTAGAATCAAATCATCTCTCGATCCTGTTAAATCTAAATTATGTGCTTCTATTTTTACTTTTGTTTTAAATGACCATACTTTTTCATCGCATAAGAAATCGACACACGAACTAATATCATCAATTCCGTAATCATAAAATACAGGGAATGCGGCTTCTCTGTATTTCCCTGTCATTTTATTTTTTGTTGTTTTTACTTTTGTATTTATTCCAATTACCCTGTCTTTTCTTTTTTTATCTTTGATTTTTGCGCCCATTGTGAGCCATACTACATACGATGAATAATAATTAAGAGCATCTCCTCCGCTTCGACCTTTAATTTTTATAAAAGATACTCCCGTTGAATCCATCCTTGATTGAGATATGACAATAAGCAGACTGTTTGTCTTTTTAAGTTTCCCGACTATTAATCGCATGATTTCATAAGCTATTTTTGCCTTTTCCTGTCCACGCATTCCCGCTACTATTTTTCCTTTGCGCCGGGCTTCAGCTTTTTCAGCTTCTTCGTCTGTGATTAAGGCATCCCATGAATCTACTATATATATGAATGGAATTTCCGCTGTTAAAATATTCAGAATGTTATTTTGAAAATCTCTTATTGTAGTAGATGAACCATTTTCATTTGGTCTTTGTACTCTTTTTCTTAGTATATGACCAAATAACTTTTCATCATCAAATTCATCCGCATTTTCCGGTTCATCATAATACAATTCATAGTCTTTGAATACCGGATTATGGCATACCTCCGCTAATATAGTTTTAGAAAGCATGGTTTTTCCTGCATGACTATCCCCGATTATATTTACTACCTTGCCTTTTACAAACCCACCAAAAGGATGATCTGATAAAGCACAATTAAATAATGTTGAACCTGTCGGTATATATCGACTATCAGCGGCTTTTTTCTTTGTCCCTGTTTTTTTACTATCACCTCTAGGCATTGCTTAATACCTTTTTTAATTCATTCATATTCACGCGCCATTTTCCATTTTTTCCTGTGAGTTGCTTGCCTATATTGGTATTTTTGACTATTTTAATGAGTGACGCCCTTTTTGTCGGCCCTCCCATCAAAACAGATACTTTCAAAGCCTCTGTAATCGTTCCCCATATAATGATGTCATTACTCTTATCCGAATTTTCATTCATTTTATTCCTCATTAGAATTAGAGAGGGAGGGGCAGGGGGGTTAACCCCTGCCCACGTTCAAGGGGGGCAGTAACTATACACATACCCCTTTACATGTTCCCTCTTATGTATATTAATTGCGTCTACGGCCTCCTGCTTTCTTGCCTGACTTTTTCTTACTGCTTTTTTGCGCCTTTGCTTCTTTTTCTTTGCGTTCCTTTTCTTCACTACAGGCTACCCAATACTCACAATTTTCACAGTCTTCATATTCATCAGTATCAATACCATAAGTAACATCTTCTAGAGGGCATTCGGGTTCTGTGTCTTCAGCAGACGGATCATCAACAGGAGCATCATCCTTTTCAGATCGTCTGCTACTCCTTGATGATCGTTTAGACGTATTATCATCTTCATCTTTAGTAGATTCAGTGCTGTCTTTCTCTTCGGTAGATTTAGTGTCATTTTCTTTTGTTCTTTCAGATTGGTGGCTCCTTCTACGACTAGAGGAACTATAAGATTCATGGGGTTCATTATCATCATTTTGTTCCGTATCTTTATCCGTAATATCCAGGAAGGCATTACGTAATTCATCGTAGGTAGGTATGATTAATACAGAATCAAGGTCAACAGTTTCATCAAGTATGTCTTCATCATAATCATCTCGTTCCTCATATTCTACTTTTGTTGCTTTGACATATTTTGTTTTCATAAATTTTTTGTCAACGAAACGTACCTTTAATGTCGCCCCTCCTTTTAACCACGGATAATCCCAAACAAGGTCTTCATCTTCTGCTTCTTTAAGGTCTTCATCAACCAAATCCCCAAAACAGAAAGGAGATATGTACATGATTTGAACTTTGTCTTTCTTTTTACCTGCCGCATCAAGGTCAATGACGTTATAAAGATGCTTCATTTTTACCTTCAGCCCTTTAACCGATTCATCATCCTTTCCATGTTCCTCTAAATCCCTGACATACTGTTCGCAAATAGGGCATTTTTTATTAACTGTTTTTTTCGGGCATATATATGTTTTATTATCCGGCCCAACATTCCTGTGGACGCCAAATATAACCCTCATCCATTGTTCGCCTTTTCCTACCTTATGATGATCTGTTTTAGATACAACATAAGGCAAAATATCAAGATAATACTTACCGGCTTCTATATCTAAAAACTGGGTTCCTTCAGGCATATTAAATAATGTAGATTGTCCACCTGATTGCTGTTCTTCCGCATCCTCCCGTAAACGCTTTCTTTGTTCTTCATTTCCTTTAGCTCTGCTACTTCCCATTTTTTTCTCCTTTTTTTAACCTATTAGATTGATACTTTGATTTGAAGTATGCCATTGTTATTAACCTGACAAATATATAAGCATATATTATCAGTAAAACTGCGATAAGAACTTTACCAAATAATGACACCTCCATTATCTTTTACGCTTTCCCTTTTGTTTTTTCATTTTTTCTTCAACTGCGTCTGTTTGTTGTTTTTTAAGTTCCTCCCCTAATGCTCTAGGTACTTTTGGCATTGCGTTGTATCCTGCTATGACAAGTTTAACTAGATTTTCAAGACCAGGCTTCTTATGATAATTAATAGCGTTAACGTCTATCTCTGCCATGTCTCTTTCATATTCTAATTCTATTAATTTTTCTTTTGCTTGTTTATGCCGTTTATCGGTTCTATATGTTGCTTCTATTACCGGCCCTGTCGCTTTCTCCCCTGATTCGATTATTTCTAAAATAATGTCAGAACGAATCCTTTTAACATTTTCTTCTTGATCCGCTACCGCTTTTGTAAGTTTCACGGCTTTGGCGGAGTATTTATAAAATAGATTAGATTGATTCATCCATTCTATATCTAACGCATCAGGGTCAATATCAATGTCGTTTTTATATTCAGAAGTTTTATTCATTTATTTTTCCTTTAAACTATTTATTCTATAAAAGGTGGGCATAGATCAAGAATTGCAATAGTCACTGCCCACCATGCTATTTTAATTATAAGGGTGCTAATAAGAATGATAAATAACAACCCTATTAGTTTACAACCAAGTATTGACAAGACCTCTACTCGGTTAGCAAAATCTATCGGCCATCCCTTTAAACCATCCCCCATAATACGGGAAGTGTCATCATAATCTGCTTTAGCACATTTCATATTTTTATCCTTTATTTATCTTATACGAGGTAGACAGAAATCAAGATATGGAAGAGTTGCTATTGTCCATATAACTCCAACTATAAGAGTAATAATAAAACTAATAATGAAGAGCCATGTTAAATTTCCAGCGATAACCGACAGGACTTCTAACCATATAGCTAGATATTCTTCTTTCGGGCGGCCTTTTTTATATATATCAATATCGTTTTTATATTCAGATGTATTCATATTACAAACTCCTTAAAAATAGGAAATCTAGGAATTCCGTATTCAGAAAGTTCTTGATATTTTATAATTATTTTTCTGTTTTTAAACTTTTGTCCTTGTCTAGAAGCTCTCCAGTAAAGTTCTCTTAAAGAATCAGTTAGTCCAGAACCAACAGTAAATTTATTCTTATTTTGAAACGACATTGAGTCTCCAAAAGTTACTGCAAAAGCTCCAAGACTTCCTTTTAATCTTCCTTTACCCTCAACAAGTCCAGTAATGAAAACTTCTAAGTATTTAAAGTCTTTTCTTTTGAGGAGTTGGGAACATTTCCCTATTTGATAAAGACCTTCAGGAGTTCTATAAATAGAACCTTCAGTTATTTTAGAATGAAGTTTATGTATTTCCTCTTCTTCTTTTTTATCCTTAACAAGAACAGCAGACAAATAAAATAAATGTTTTGCTTCTGTTGTTGCCTTTGAAAGAACATTTTGTATGTAGTTACGTCTAGCTGAATAAACTTCATTACTAATTATATCAAAGCAGTAAAATGTAATTTTACTTTCAAGAGGAGAGATATTTGCACTTTTTCTTCTTACAATTCCATTTACTTCATTAAAAGTCATTCCTTCAGCTAGAAACTCCCCATCAAGATTGTACACAAAGTTAAATTGTGAAAGCTCCTTTGTCAAAGAAGGAAGACCCTCGACTAATAGCCCTTTTCTTGTGTAGAATTTTTTCTTTTCTCGACAAAAAACCCCTCTAAGTCCATCGAGTTTAGTTTGCATAAAGATAGGATAAGAAATCTTTCTTTCTAATCTTTTTTTAGCCGTCATGCAGATGTCTTTTTTAACTACTACCATTTAACCATACCACGCTTCCGAGCATGCTAGAAGTAAATCAAATCTTCCATTATTATAAAAAGGTTGTTGAAATGCCTGCCCTACAAGTACAACCTGCGCCTTGTGCTCATTCATAAGAATAGTTGAACAATAACCTATAACAGCACGCCTTATTTTTTCAGGTTCTACATGTTCCAGGCCATATAATATTTTAGTTATTGATAACCATTTATCTTTTTTAATTAATAAACGACATAAATTAATAACCTGTTCTTCCTCATCGGTTGATATATAATTTTTAAGTGCCTTCTCCATTTCATCATCATCTAAATCGATGATAGTATCCAGCATCACTAATGCTTCTCTTGCAGACCCATTGCAATTTTCCGCTATATCTAATCTTATTTGCAATGGTATTTTTACATCTTCTGCTTTTAGAGTGCTGTCCATTAAATCGAATATTTCTTTTATTTTAAGGGCCTCAACTTTGAAGGATGTGCATCTGCTTCTAATAGTAGGCAGCAGTTTTTGTGGATCTGTAGTACATAAAATAAAATACACATGTTTTGGTGTATCTTCTAATGCTTTGAGTAATGCGGATTGTGCATCTTTGCTTAATTGGTGACATTCATCGAGTATCCAAGTCCGGGACTTTCCTCCCATTGGTGATAGGTACATATTTTGCCGTATTTGACGAATAGTATCGATTCCTCGGAAATCCGCACTGTCTACTTCAGACAGGTCTATTTCAGCCGTTTCAAACGATTTACTTAATATCCTAGCTAAACTCGTCTTTCCGCACCCTGAATTGCCGTAAAACAGGAAAGAATGCGGCCTGTCTTCAATCCTACGGCCTATTATAGATTCTAGGGCATTGACTGTAGATTCATTGCCTACAACCTCATCTAGGAGCGTAGGGCGGTATTTTAAGTGTAATGCAGGCATATTATGTAAATCCCCTCATAAGATTAGCTTAATTATATGTTCTTCATATATATTATAGTAATTTTAGTCGATTTCATTTAATAGTCATTTCCTTTTTGTGATACCAGGAAGCATCAATAGGAGCGAGTTCGTATTCTACAGATAAGGGAATTATAATCCAGGGAAATGCTTTAGGCAGTTCAACTTTTACTATATGGTCTGTTTCATTAATTAAGTCTTTCAATTCAGGAGGAAAGACATCCTGAACTAAGTTATCATGTATCTGCATACAAAATCTAGTTTTCCAATCATTTTCATATTTTAATTCCAATAACTGCTTCAATGTAAATAAAAGACAATGAAATGCCGGGCCTTGAATAGGTCTGTTCAGGCAGGCGTTCTTATCCATTATTTCTTCGCACCGGAAACCTGTTACTAAATCAATATACCCTAGTTTTTGATATTGTTCCCATTGATCTATTTTCCATTGGTTATATATCTTAAAACGATTATTCCAAAAATCATCTTCTACTTTTTGTACGTGATCTATAAAAGTGCTTAATTTCCGTATTCCTTTTAATCTAAGATGTTCTTTTATAGGAATATCTGTGTCTTTTATTTTAAGATTGAATACCGTTAAATCTTCCCATAATGAAACAGCACATTTTTCATACCAATCTCCATAGAACTCTGGAAATACAAAATCACTCTTTGCCGAATATCGTGCTTCTTTACTTACTTCTGGTTCTAAAAGCATATATAGTTCCATACACATATCCCTATGCATGTCAGTAGCGGGGTCTTTCATGTATGTTATAAGTTGTGGGTCTTTTGTGACGCATGCAGCAATACCGACCTCAAGTGATTTAAAGTCGGTATCTAATAATTGACGCCCCGGACTTGGCATCAAAGCATCACGAATCAACTTTCTTGCTTCTTCATCACGGACTGGTATGTTTTGTCCATTTGGTCTTGATGAGGAACTTCTATAACTCCTGGCTGTGTTCAAATGATAGAATGGCCTTACTACCCCATTGACAGTTTCCCGCATAAAGCCTTCGAGATATGTAGTCAGATATTTTTCCAGTTTACGCATCCGAATCAGTTTTTTAACGAAAGGCAGTTTTATCTTTTCTAGCACTTCTGCATCTGTAGACGGATTATCATTATCTGTCATTTTTATAGGTTTTATCTTGAGTTCATTGAATAACAGACGGCTAAGTTGTTGTTGAGAATTAAGATTTAATGTCTGACTATATAATGTAGACCATATTTTTCCTTCTTTTGAAGAGATGATTTCTTTTTTCAGTGTTTTGATTTCTTCAATCAATTCTTTTCGTTTTTGTTTACAGTATGAAATATCAATATTCATCCCGGTTTGTTCCAGTTCCATCATCGACAATAGACCGTCCTGAAATTGATTATTAGCTTCCGTTAGATTTCTATGCTCTATCTGCTTTAATTGTTTTAGTCCGAGCCTATGTGTAAGCATTGCATCCATCCCGCAATATGTAAGTATCTCTTCTACAGGAGCTTCATGTATTCTATTGAATGAGTTTGAATCCTTTTCATTCGATCCTTTAAGGTATTCATCTATATGAGATGAATAATCCAATATCCCGAATTGCACATAAACTTGAAACTTCAATCCTGTTATCTTTTTTCTATTATCTAAAATATGAGTTCCGGTTTGTGTGCAATGATGCCATCCTTCTATCATATATCCGAGTATTTTATTAGTCCACATATCTTCAAATTTATTAGAATGAGCTATTTTGCATATTGTAGATTCCTGTAATATTTGTTTCACTAATTGATTCAGTTCATCCGTCATTAAAAATGAAACAGCATTGTCAGGACTTGTAGAGAATGATATGCAATATATAAAATGCCCTTGTCTGTATGGCTTCAATCCACTTGTTTCATAATCCAGTGCTAAATATTTAGGTTTTTGATCTATAATGTTTAACAATTCTTTTTTAGCTTCACTTACGGTTTTTAATAAACGAACCTTCTTTTTTTCATCTGTAAAAACAGGGAAATTTATTTTAGTTAGATTTATTGCTCGTTTTATATCTTTTTTGAATGTTACTTCTACCGCATAATTCGGAAATTTCTTTTCTATTGAACGAAGAACATAACTAGGATGAAAAGTCGGGCAAGCCCGACTTTTAACATTTCTATCCGGTATTGTCAAGCCTCTCCATCTTGTAATCCCTCCTAGCTTTTCAGGCCATCTATGCCCTAAAAATGATTCTAAAGCTATCCCGCCTAATAGGATAATTACTTTTGGTTTGAATGTATTTATTTCTTCCCATACCCTTGACCTGCAATGTTGTATTTCATCTAATGTCGGAGTACGATTTTTATTCGGCCTGCAATTTATAGCATTTATTTTTCGGCAATCTTCATCTATATCTATTTCATACTCATCTAATATGTCTCTAAAATACCTGCCTGCTTTACCGACTAATTGAGTCCCTTGTTTGTCTTCTGTTGCGCCTGGAGATTCTGCTATAATTAATATTTCTTTTTTACCTTCCCCAGAGGCTTCCATTTTAGGAGTAAGGCAGTTCTTATCTAATTTACAATACAGACAGCCTACTCCACGTTTCAAGCTCTTTTTTGATTTAGAAGGAGTATCTACTTTGAAAAATCCTGTTGTCATTATTTATGTGTTCCTTTTTTCTTCCCTTTCTTTTTTCCTTCTTTTACTTTTGGTATAGCAGTAGTAAAGCAATGCTTAAAATCCTTTCCTTTGAATTCCAGGATTCCTCCACCTTCTAAATCCTTTATTTTTACATTTTGAGCGAGTGTAATTGATTCTGCGACCGGCAACATCTTTATCATAAATGCGGGATCAGTTTCAAAACTGCTTTCTATTCCATCGTAGTTCGTTTTGATAATTTCTTTGAACCATCCGACTTCATTCATTGATTCTACAATCGTCTTATATTTCAATACACGGATTTTTACTAATTCTCTACCTCTTAATGCACTTGATGCAAATACTTCTGCGGTTCCTAATGATTGTTTGAAGTTATCAGGGAATTCTATTTTCTTTCCTTTAGTATTTGTAAATATAGAGAGGTCTGGATATTCACCTGTTCCCGTTCTGCATGAAAATACCGTCTTTTCACTACTCATAAAATGTATCCAGTTATCAGTGACTGCATACTCGATAGGATTATAGTCAACAAGTATTTTTGCACAATTCGCTGGTAATAATATCGGGGGCTTTGAATCAATATCATGTGACAGTTTATATATGGTAAAACGCAGACGGTCACATGCTTCGATGTGATTATCTTTAATATGAAGATATGTAAATTCAGGTTGTATTAAATCCCTGCTTGCCGAAAAGTGACAGAAATCTACAGCTTCAATAAAGTTTTCCGGCAAAGGTTTCCATTTAGTCGGAACACCGATCTCATCTATAGGAATAGTGATTTCAGTTGTAAGAGCTATACCTGCTTCTGAATTTTTGCCTTTTACTGAAAATTCCTTATCTGTAGTTTCTATTTTCAGTTCTTCTTCATTGTACCTAGTCAATAAAGTATATAATTCATTTGCTTTTACCGCACCAGTTAATTGTTTTGATATCGGATGGCTTACTGCTATTTCATTATTGAATGTATAAACTTTTCCATTTTTAAATACGAATGATGTAGATTGATCTATAATTTCTTTAGTAGCGAGTCCAGGTTTAATATTAGTCAGGCAGGATAAAAGTTCTTCTCTATTGATTTTCATTGATATGATTCCTTTTTACAAATTAAAAAAATCCACCTTCATATTTATTATTATTTTGTTTTTTTATTTTATCCATACTATATAATTTATTAACACTTTTTGGGTACGGATAAATCCCAAATTGTTTTTCCACCCATTTTATCATTTCTTTTTTTTGTTTTTTACTCTCCGCTAAAACATAAAAATACCGATGTTTGGGTTTTAATTTTTGTTTGGTTATACCAGGAAATAATCGTGTTATAAGTTCCCATTTAGATATATTATATTGTGTTTTTTTATTTTTTTTCCACTCATTACTTCTACTTCTATATATAACATCGTTAATATTTTTTGTGTGTATTTTTTTTCCATTTAAACTATATATACTAGAATCGCCTCCTTCCCCTGTATATAACCAATTTGTAGCTTGATATATATAACCACAATGATTCATATTTTGATCTGCATAACTAACAATTAATTTTGGTTTTTTTAGTTTTGAAAGGGCTTGTGATATTAAATAACTTGCAAGATTTTTAGTATTATTTAATATTACTAATCTCTGTAATTCAAATGTTTTCCACGGAGTAGCATTAAACCCTGTTGACGGAGGAGTCCCAAAAACACAAACACCTTCAACAGGGTTTAATTTTTTATTTTTAGCCATTAAACCATAAGAAATTATTGCATTTGGCATCGACATAGAATAATGATTATTAAGTACAATAATCATTGCTTGTCTCCTTGTTATTGGAGCCACTTTATATGTGTCCGCCAGAGCCATAATATTATCTTTTTAGTTTATATATATTATTTTCTTTCTCCATTACATTAAGCAGAATAAGAACAGGCATAGAAAGGCTAAAACAATTAGTTGCGATATTGATTTTATTTTCTCCGCCTTTTTCCACATACAAACTGTTCGATAATTCTATAATTACTTTTCTGGTTCCACCTTTTTTTAAGGCCGCAACAAGCGCATGGCTTCTGGTATATGTTGATTTTGGCTTAGACGTTTTCTTTTCTACAGATTTCTTAGCCGCTTTTTTCTTCGCTGCTTTCTTCTTACTTTTCTTTACCGCTTTCTTTTTCTTTGCTGTTTTTGTACCCACTTTATTTTCCCCTTTTTCTATTGGTTTAGTTTTATCTACAAGATGTTCAACATCTTTTTTAATCTTTTCACTCCCCGGCCACAAGCCTTCCTGTTTTAAAAACGCTACTACATCCGAACTGAATTTACCATCATCCTTTGATAAATCAATTTCCTTTGATTCGTCTACAATATCTTTATATACAAGATCGCCCTCCCGGCCCGGATTGCTTCGTATCGGAGGAGTAAGTTTCATTACATCATTAAATTCTTCAGCAATTTTTCTCATTAATTGAGAATCATCCTGTGTCCCTTTTAATGATTTTGAATAATCTCTTTTTACTTTATTCATATTTTCTCCTGTTCTATATGTTCCCATTATTACTTATACTATAGCTATTTCTGTTTGTTTCATTTAAGTCTGGATTAGTCGTTTTAAAATTAATCCAATTACAGGCACACTCATAGCATTCCCGCAAGTTCTATACCGTTGCGTGTCTGATATAGATATTCCGTTGCCACTATCATCAATTCCTTTAGCAGTAAATAAATCAGGGAATCCTTGTAATCTCTCTACCTCAATTGGGGTTAGGCGACGGATACTGCCATACTTGTCTCCGACTTCCAGCGTTCTGCTTGCGCATAGACACGTTCGACCAGGTTTCGTCTTCCCCATAACCCATAGTTGCGGGTTTATTAACTTTGGAATATGTCCTGTCGTTATCGCATCTATCTGGTCGAAAGGCTTATGAAATATTAGTTCTTGGACTGTTGACCGTTTTTTATCTTTTTGATATGCAAATATTCGCTTATCGGTTTCGACCCAGCCAGCAACACGTTTCGTTTTTATAAACGGAGTATGGTTCCCACCGCTTCCTGTCGGTAATGTAGGGGATATTCCATCATCACTGTAAATTCTGTCCTGGTAGTGGGGAGCATTCTCGTCTACTCTTTTTATCAAAGTAGACATATCATCATTTACACCTGCCGCTCTTAGACTTGAGATATATTGAGACTTGTGATTCCGAATCCGTGTCCTTTTTTTCTTTCCCTGTCTTTGTGTTTCAATAAGATATTTATCGTCTTCTGTGACAGGAAATACTTGCGGTCTGGGTTTTCCTCTAAAATGCCCGACAAAGTAAATCCGCGCTCGATTTTGGGGCCGAAACCACCTTGTATTAAGAATTTGCCATTGACAGTCATACCCCACGTCGGTGAGCATTCTAATTGATTCGTAGAAGTCGTAACCTTCATTAACACTGAAAAGTCCCGGCACGTTTTCAGCAATGAAATATTCGGGCTTTTTAATCCGCAGAATTCTAACCGCTTCACTAAGTAAACCGCTTCTAGTACCTTCTTTTTGCCCTTTGCGGTTTCCAGCAATCGAATTATCCTGGCAAGGCCATCCGAAAATGAGACAGTTGAATTTGACTTTTGGAAGAAACCCTTTAACATCTTTGTCTACCTCGAATTCAGGTTTAAATCTATAACGATATATTGCCCTTGCATATTTATCCTTTTCACACGCCCCTACTATTTTATACGGTAATTTGTATTGCCTTATAGCTTCATGTGGTGCCCCTATCCCGGCAAAAAGCTCATATGTTTTCATAATAAATCTAAAACCCAATCTTTTTTACTGATTTTTCTATCGTTATTATTGTGTCATTATGAGGGCCGCCGTGGGGGACAAGCAATATCTCAATTATCTCAAATCCGTTTGTTTTTCCTATACCGCCAGAATTCCAGCCACACGAAAGAACCAGTCCTCCCGGCCTTATTATTCTGGCAATTTCATCTTTAAGTTCCCGCCAATATGAACTTTGGGTTGTTTTCGTATTAACGGAGTATCCCAGCTTTTTGTAACTTTCAGAAACTTGGCGCACGCTATAGGGCGGATCATAAAATACAAAATCCACTGAGTTGTCATCGAAATCTCGTAGAAATTTCACCGCATCTTGGTTTGACTCTGTTTGATATTGCGGGTCTAGGTCGTTTAATATTTTTGCTATTTTATTACTATTGGCAAAAGGGTCTATTGAAAACATTGATTTGTCATGGTAACGCTCAATAATTTCTCTTATTGGTTTTATGCTGAAAGTATTTTTATTGGGCATTGCCCAAATACGATTAAATTTAATATTCATAAATAACTTCCCAATATCACACGCCCAATTTCACGGCACTCAAGTACCTTAACCGTCTGCCTGGAATCCTTTTCGTCACGCACCATCATTTTACCTATTCTTAATAATCCCTTTTCCTTTTCTTCTTCCGTCTGATTCAATGTAAGAACCATTGTAGTATGTCCCCGCTTCCGTTTATCCTCACTAAAATCATCTATATTGATCCTCTTTTTCTTATATGACGATGCGGCGGATTGAGTAGCGGTCAATAATAAAATATTTCTCTCTTGTGATAATGCTCTCATGGATTTCCATGTAGCATTTATACTGTGCCGGAATTCTTTTGAAGCCTCCGGTTCTGTTCCTAGATTATCCGCATAATCAATGCAATTATGCGCTAAAACTCCTTGCACAGTGAAGCGATGAAATTGTCCGGCGTTTCTAATATCCCATACCCTCTCCTTTTGTATGGTTTTCTTTTCCATCTTACTACGACTTCTTTTATCGTCATTTTTTTGAAATATTGCCTTAATGTTCCGTCCGAATATTTCACAAAAGGATAGACCTGCCGAAACCGATAAATCTTTGCTTTTGTCATGGGTTTTCTTGTGTGCAAACAATTTTGTCGATGAGTAGACCATCTTATATTTCCAGGTTCGTAATGACCATTGTTGTTTATGCGGTCTAATTCCAATTTTTTGTTTTCCGGTATCCCCAAATTTTCCTTTATCCATAAACAAGCCTCTGATATACTTTGAAATTTGAACTCGATTCCCCTTTGTCCATAATCCTTCCAACCCGAAGCTTTTGGGTTTACACATCTGATCTGCATAGCTTGAACTCGGTTGTATAACCATGAAGGGAATCTTTTTGGCTGTAAACACGCTCGACAGCCTTTTGCAATACCCCGCCGCAAGTTTCCATATAATACCCATTTTTCTCTTCCACATTGCGTACATTGTATATGGACATAATAAGCGTATTGCTTTTTCCCCTTTTTGCTCCTTTTTCTTTCTCGTATTCGCACTATCGGAGATATAATTTTCGCCAATCCATATATTTCGTCCAGCACATTCGGTTTGTGCAATTGATAATCCCAATCTTTTGCACGACTCAAGACTTCTCCAACCATCTTCTTTTGTCCAAAATAAGTGATTGGATGTAGCTCTAATTCCTGCATATTCGATAATCTCCTTTTCACCTTTATATATTATCCCGTCATGTGATACCCAAGATAGGCCATCCCATAATCGGTCATTTTTGTTTATTTGTTCAATTGGTATCATTCCTCGTTCTTTTGTTAAAACTAATGAACCTTCTGGAATGCAAACTACATCTGAAATAAATCCTTCAGACTTTTCCAAGTAATCCAACTGTGTTCGTATATCCATTACGTTGATAGCCCCTGCGGGATAGGTAAACAGTTTAAATCTTTTTCCACGCGCTCTTTCCTGTCGTTCTTTGCCTTGATTGAAAGCGTGTCTCCAGCTTTTAACAGGCTCTACTTCGATATATTTATGCCATAATGCCCCTTTATATGCTTTTGGTTCTTCTTTCTTACAGTATATACAAAGGGCATACCCTTCCTCCTCCGCCTCTTTCAGACTAATAAGTTTTTCCCCTTTATCATTTTTTATAAACACACCAACATTAGATTTCCGTTCTCTTTTTTCACACGTATCATTTTGGTTATGATAACAATCCAATACAGGCATCTTTATTATGCCTGAAAATCTGCGTGTATTCTTGGTTATATTCATATAGATACGCCTTATCACTTGCAGATCACTCATATCCCCTACTATAAAATAGGCGACATTACACAATGATCTGTGAGCGCGTAAAGCGAGTTCCATCAACCAATACGATTTACCTCTTTTTTCCGGCCCTTCAATAGATACAAAATTATCACGTTCAAACGGCCTAACAAAACGTCCTAAATCACCTGGTAATTGAAACAGTATATTTCTTTCTAGCTGATCGAACGCTTCCTTTACTATATCTTTATCCTGAAATACATTAATGCCTTTATTTGCCGGACGTTCAACTCGCTTATACGCTTCAATAAGTTTTTCAGCTTCTTTTGTATTTCCTTTTGTCAGATAATTAGCGACATCTTCATTAACCGTTTTTAAATGCTGTGATTTAAGATATGATTCAGCTTGATCAAGTATATACCGCACATTGAATTTTTCCGCCCGCTCATATTCATCACTCAAATCCGCTAAAAAGGATTCAATAAATTCTGACTGTTCTTCAGGTAAGCCTTTACGTTTTTCACTGTTATATATATCCTGTATATGCTGTTTAGGTGCTTTGCCATACTGCGTATAATAGTTGAAACACCAATCAGCTAATTTACGAACATAAGACATCGAAATGAGGTCAGGGCTGTATATTGATTCTATGCCTTCAATGAAATGCTTGTTAACTATTAACCCTGTTGCAATCTGTTTTTCAATCTGATTATCAACCTTTCGTATTCTCATATTTTTTTACACTTTTCATACAATACTTTAATCAAGTTATTTCCTACATATTATTAATTATACTATTCACAGACAGTAACAAACACAGCTATCCCGATTATCCAGAGTATGACCGCTACACCATGATGAGTTTCAAATAGGGTTTCAAGTTTCAGTTTCATTTTTATTCCTTTCCAACACTTTCTCTTTAGTCAGTTTCATAGATTCTCCTTTTTTCCTAGAGGGATAATAATTTCCTTCTTGTCTACAAGCAGAGAAACCACCTTCAAAATAACATTTGGTAGATTTCTCGTGAGCGTACCTGCCTATGTATTCGCATGTTTTACAGCGCGCAAACATCACTTCTCCTTTACAGCCCCAATAAGTTTGGCTTTTACCTCGACAAGTTCTTCCTTTAAAATTTCAGCTTCCATAATTATTCTCCCTATTGTTATATATTAATTCCAATATCCTCAAATACAACTACTGCATAGCCTTCCCATTTATACCCGGCATATTTAAACCATGAGGCAATCAGTTTATCATTGCCGCTATATCTTGACGTGATCCAATTTGCATAATCAATAACAAACGCCTCGAATGTAGGCAGGTATTCTTCTAGGCGCTCTTTTTTATCTTGCCATACTTCAAACATCTTTTTGATTGTCTGTTCGAGAATACGATATTCGTTCGTTTGCAACTTATCAGAATTACGGGCCTCATTTAACGCCTTGCTTAATATCATTACGAGATTATCCAGATCAGGGAATCTTTTTTTCTTATTTCTATTTTCTACATCACTTAATTCAGACACACCATTTATCAATACATATAACAACCAGCTTTTTTGTGTCCGAGGATTATAAATTAATTCAGACAGATTTTTAGGTATCCATTTCTTATCTTCGGGCCAATATCCTTCAGTGAACATTTGAGACAGCATCGCTAACCCGGATAGAATACGTTTTTCATTCCATTGTTTATTTATATATCGTTCAGGAATTTCACATCGCTTTAGCCAATTCATATCCAGTTTGTATTTAGATAATTTCCCGGTTTCAAATACCCGTAGTTTCACTACGGCTTCCTTGTAAACGGATTTATTAGGTGATGTATGTTTTCTTACGTTATTTAATGTATTCCAATAATCCAGATATTTATTAGTTTTTTCTTTAGAGGGGGTCTTTAGGGAACCTTTAAACTTCGGAGAAGTTTTAATGTCGTCTTTATTTCCTAATAAAGACTTATTACTTACTCTATTACTATACTCATCATTTTTGTTTATCCTGCCTGATCGTTTTTGATTAGGCTCACTTATAACCTCTAATTTTTTAATGTTTTCGGGATGAGCATGTAATACACGGTATCTTCCATCAAAACCACCCTCTTTTTCTGTTATTAAGCCTACTTTTTTTAGGTTGCTGATTGCTCTTGTAACAGACACCTCACTTTTATTTAAAAATTTAGCTAAATGTTTTCGACTTGCATAACAACCATCCTTCCCGTCTAAATAATATATTTCTGTGAATAGTGCTTTTTCTACTAAAGATAAGTCTTTAGTTACCCATAGTTCTTTAGGTATCCAAACACCTTGAAATTCTCGTTTTAATTTATGTTCTTTATCTCTCATGCACACTACCTTTTGTATTTAGAGAATTTATCTTTATTAGCAGGGTTTTGAGTGAAAGAAATAAATGTTTGTTTTAGGGCATTATCTTTAAAGATGAATTTGATTTTTTTAGTATTAAGGAATATTTGAATCCCTTTTCTTCCTAATCCCCAATTATCGTGTAAGTATTTTTTTATTTGTAGGAGTGTTATATATTTTTCATTTTCAGGTAATCGTATATTGTATTTAGGTTGAAATTTTACTATTAGTTCAGCTTCTAGTTCATTTAATTGTTTTTGTGTTTTTTCTAAAGGGATATAGGAATATGAATCAAATATTTTTATATTTGTTTTTATGTGGTGACTAATTCTGTTAAAAGGGTGTTGGGCTTGTCCCACATAAACTATTTCTTTTTTGTAGATAAGAAAATACATCCCTGATTTATTATCTTCAAGTAATCTAGGTATTTTGTTTTTTATTATTTCTTTTTTTGAAAGAGAAGTTTTTTGATCCATCAAATATCTCCTATTTAAATATTAAGGGAGTGGGTGAAATAGGCACCCACTCCCGACTATCACGGGCCATTGCGATAGCGTTATCAGTCTGTAAGTCTATATCATTTTTCTATGAAATAAAACCTTAAAATTAAGGGGAGGGGCAGGAAGGGATAGCAACCTGCCCCTCGATTATCGCGAATTATTTCTAATTTGCGCCCTTTCATGTATTTAATCATAACATATCCCTCACGAGGCGTCACAATCTTGCCCTGTGCTTACCGTATGACCTCTTTCTATACCCTACTATACCTGTCTTGATTCAAGTGTGTTACAGAGGAAATAGGACGTAATGTTTAAAATACAAGTCTACGATTACTATGACTCTCCATTGCTCTTAGGTCTTCTTTTATTTGTTTTTTATCTTTTGAATTTAATGTTACATATTTATAGCTTTTGTTCATTGCAGTGAAGCATGCATCATAAAAAAGAATTTCTTTCTTTTTCTTTTCAGGTTTAAAGAAAGAAAGATCGGTAGCACAGTGAGATGGATCACATTTAACTGTGATTTTAGGCGCGATTGTATGGCACATTTCAATTACTATTGCCCTCATCATGTTTAATTGTTTTTTAAGTTCTACTATTTCATCTTTCTTTTTAGTTTTCATTTCATTATTCCTCATTAAATTTGTTTAGTGATTCAGTTATATATTTTCCTTCTTATATTATAGCAAAAACAGGTAGTTTCATTTAAGGCCTATCTCTTTCATAATATTATCCGCCTGGGACTGTTTTAAAGCTCCGGGATCGGTCATATCCGTAGAAAATAGTTCGTAAGTTTCACCGTCGAAATGTGACAGGAGATTCGCTAATTTATTAGCTTGCTTTTGTGCGTCCGGGTCATTGTCAAAAAAGATATATCTTTTTTTAAACCTTCGTAACAAATTTACTTGTTCTAGTTTAAACTTAATTCCGAATGTAGCAACGGCCCCGTTTCCTAATCTCCATACGTCCGTAATGCCTTCAACTATAATAACCGTATCTCCTGGCACATTATCCAGTGCATAGAGGCAATGTTTATGAGGACGTATTTCTTCATTATTAGGGCAGGCTTTATATGGGGTTTTAGATTTTTCCGTTATATCCCTGCCTTGATAACTTACGATTTTTTGACCATATAATATCGGAGCGATAATACGGAATTTATAATTGCCGATATGAGATGTTCCCGTGAGATTATATCGTTCTATCAGTTTATCAGGATTAAAGTCGCGGTCTGACAGGTATTGTCTATGCCGGTTATTTAAAGGTAATGAGGATGGTAACTGTATCTGCTTTATTGTTCTAACAGGTTTTTTATCCGATTCTATAAAATGTGTTTTATATTCTTTTAATAGTTTGGGAATATCCGCTTTATGAATATCTAGTAAAATAGACAATGTCTCATCTACGGGATGCCAGCCACATTTCCAACAATTAAAATAATTGCTATGTATGTTGTAGCCAAGATGATTGCTGGAATCCTCACAGTACGGGCATTTAGTATTTAACCAGCCCGCCGCACTGTTCGATCCGTCTGAATTACAATCAATATTGTAATCGGCATATAGTTTTACAAGGTCATAGTTTTTCATTTATCCTTCTTTAAATTTGTTTAGTAATTCAGTTAATAAATTATCATCATCTTCACTTTCTTTCACAGTTTTCCCGTCTAAAACCTGGGACAGGATTTTTGTTTTCCTATCCAGTATTTTTACTATATCTTCTTCTACCGTGTCTTCAGCTATCAGATACCAGGCTGTCACCTTGTCTGCTGTTTGACCTATTCTCAAAACACGATCTTCTGCCTGTATCATTTCTCCTGGCGTCCAACCCAGTTCTACAAAAGCTACATTACTCGCGGCATATAAATCGATACCAACACCCGCCGCTTGTATATTGCCGATAAGCAGTTTAGTTTTACTATCGTTTTGGAATGCTTGTTCTGCAAGTTCCCGGTCTTTCATGGATGTTCTACCGTCTATGATTACGGTTTTGATTTTGTTTTTGAAATGGGCATATAATTTATCAATGACAAAATGATGTGTTACAAACAGGATTATCTTTTCATCACTCTCTAAAAAATCATCCACCCAGGATATGACAGAATCCAGTTTTTCAGATACTGCAACTTGTTTAAGTTTTTCTATTTTTTGAAGCGCAATAGCTGTATTCTTGTTTTCTTTTTGCCAGTCATTAAACTCTTCTACCGCATAATTGTATTTTGTCATGTTTATTTCTATAGGTATAACGACCCTTGTTTTTTCCGGTAAATCCGGTAGAACGTCTTTTTTAAGTCTCCGTATCATCGGGCCGTTTATAGTGAGTTTATCATATAGTTCCGCAGTATTAGTGGCCCCTGTCACGTCCCACCCAAAACCATTGAATTTAGCCCCGCAATACCGTTTGATGAAATACCAGTAATCAGGGAAAAGAGTAGGATCAATGATTTTTAGAATATTGTAAAATTCAAATGGTTTATTAACAATCGGAGTCCCACTTAATCCTATGACATGAGGTATTTTACGGCAAAGCGACCTAACCGCTCTAGTGCGTTTTGTTTTATTCCCTTTTATATAATGACATTCATCCAATATGATTATTTTTATATTTAATGTTTTTAGGTAGGGCAACCAATAATGTAAAATATCATAGTTGATAAACAGTATTTTGTTTTTAACGAAATATATAGTCCTGCCTGAAAGTACTTGATGGTCTATAACTCCGAACCATTTTATTGCTTCCCTTCGCCATTTTAATTTGACTGTTGCAGGAGATACTACAAGTACCGGGGTTAATTCAGGATGATATTCACACCAGCCTAATGCCTGTAGTGTTTTGCCTAGTCCCATATCATCTCCTATTAAAGCCCTGCCTCCTCTTGATTCTATATGTGCTACTCCTTTCCTTTGGAATGGATAGTAAGGTAAAACGGATTGAGACAAATCTATTTTAGGTGTTCCTTTTAATTTATTGTTGAATTTTTTAATATACCATTGAGAAAGTTCCTTGTTTAATGTAAATTCCCAGTCCCTTAATTGAAGTATTGATTCTAGTATTAGCGGGATAGACCATACTCTTCTAGTAGGGTGATACTTACGCCCCGGCAACATCTTAATTTTCGCTATGATTGCGGAATCATAGGAAAATATAAGCCATACCTTATTGTCGATTAGTTCCGCTTTTTTCATTTTCCTACATATTTTCCGTCGGGGGTTAAAATCGGTTTCTCGTCTACATAAGAATTATCAGGGGCTAATTGCGGTTTACCTCCGACATACGATCCGTCCGGCGCACGGTGTGGTTTACCACCTGTATATTTACCGTCAGGCGTTAGTTGAGGTTTATCGTTTACATAACTGCCGTTTGGCGCACGGTAGCATTTATTTCCGCTTACATACGTATTATCCGGGCATAATGTAACTGCGTAGACAGGGGATGATAGTAATAACAGGATTATTAGAGGTTTCATTATTCATGCCCTTCAAATGTTATACGAAGATTAATTTTATTCGCTATAATAAGCTCTAAAATATCTATGAATGACATATCTTTTAATTCATCGATTGGTATTTTACATCCGCCTGCAATGATAAGATGTGCTTGTACTATATCTAAAAACCTATCAATTTTATTTACTGTTTCTACGGTTAACATAACGCCCCCTTTAATTCGTTCATTGTTTTCCAAATAACCGGCCAACTCCAGCCCTCATTATTCCGTAAATATTTAACTATCGCTCCCCTGGCCTTTTTTGGTCTCGTCAGGTCTATAGCCTCGAATATTTCATGCGGGGAATTAATTATAATGCTTAATACCTGATGTGCCTCATCCGTTAAATCGTTTTTAATTCCTACGTATTTAATGTATGAATCAAAATTAAAACACGGGATTTCTACAGGGTCTTTATTAATGTTAAATTTATTGTGTTTTTTAATTGATAATACATACTTGTATAATTCCCTGTCCAGCCGTTTCCAGAGCCAGGTAGAAAATTTACTGCGTTCAGGGTCGTAAGTTTTAATTGCCTCACAAAAAATCAGATTGCCTTGTGCAATTAAATCATCTACAGGAATATTGGTTGTGAAATGAAAACTAAACGCTTTTTTAATTATCAGGTTTTTATGCTGATTATAAAATTGATCTGTCATTTATCCGCCCTATTAATTATTATTCATACTCTATAAAATCAATTAACAACATCACTACAAACACCAGTACAGCTATTATCCATAAACAAAGGGCCACGCCGTAATGAGTGGTGAATAGTGTTTCGAGCATTACTTTTCCTTCTTTTCAGTTATTTCATTAACACCTTTTTGCATCTTATCTTTAAACTTTTGCACATCTTCATCAGACATTAAAAACGCATAGGCTCCTAGCGTTGGGGGCTATAATTTTTCTCCAATTCTCAATCTGTTCTTTAGTTAGCTTTGTAGAATCCATCTTACTTTTCCTCCGCTTTTGCGAGTGCGTTTTTTAAATCATCATATAGTGTGCCTTCGATAAAACCGTGATAGCGAATAAGTGCCAATGCTTTTTTACACATCTCTATTAATTCCTTATGCGTATTGCAAGCCGTGACAATGAATTCGGCGCGTTTTCTCGTTACTCCAAAATGAGCAGTTTTAGGACTTTCTATGCTAGCAATTTTGTTATGATTAGAATCATATATACTAAAAACAGCTGCAGGCATTTCGACTATTTTATATAGAATATGTTTAGTTTCCATCTTATCTATACTCCTTTCTAGCAGGGCAGGCCGTTACGCCGTACCCTGCTGTTTATTGTTTGTTAATTTCAATTTATTTTGTTGAATAGTTAATAAAATATGCAAGCGTTTTAAAAACCATTGCCGTTGATCTTCGATTTTAATATCTATTTTATCTAATGTTTTTTGTTTCATAATTTATTATTCCGTTAAACAGTTTAGATTATAGTTTTTAACCCATTTATCATAATCAGTTTTTTTCTTATCCGCTTCGCGGACGGCTTTTTCTTGTGCTTCCTTTTCGGCGCAATATTCGCAGTAGCCGTCATCGTTAAAATGCTCGTATTCCGGGCCGTAATAATCGCCGCAGTAGCCGCAGGAATGTATTGAATTACATTCATGGCATAACAAGGAGTTAAATTGAATGCCGATACCGCCGTCGCCCTGATAATCATCCGGCGTGAATTCTACATCGTCACTGTCCTTATCTTCTCCGCAACACGAACAGGTAAGAGGGATCAGATTGTCGGATATATCAGGATCATGTTTATCTACCCATTGAGCGCACCCTAACACGCCGTGGACATTAGATTCTTTTGCGAATTCCGCTAGATCTGCCGGGTTAGAAAAATTGTAGATGGAAAAATCCTTTCCCACTTTGTCTGTCGTATTAGTGAGACGGGTTTTTAATTGTTCTTTATGATCGATCCCCGCATACCCGCTGGAGTGAATATTGAAAAACTTGCCGTTTTTATCAACTAGGCAGTAATTCCACTCCCAGACACATCCGTCATATCCGCCGCCTTGATACTCAATTAATATATTTTTCATAATTTCACCCTCCGGGTAGTTGTTGTAAGTTCGTTCAGGTAGTTGGGTTTTCTATTATATTCCTGTTCAATGAACCACACTGCGGCTTTGTCATCTGTCGCGTAAAACTCTCCGAAGTCGCAGTTATAATGCTTGCGCCTGGGGTATGGGTAATGTCTGATCGCTTCGTTTGAAAAAGTTTTAACGTTTAAAAATATTGTAATTAAACGTCTATCCTCTAGCGATAACTGGCCTTGATTAAATGCGTTGTCGATCCGTTGAAGGTCATTTTTGCTCCAGTGCCGTACAGTTATACTCATAATTTCACCTCAATTGGTAATGGTTTAGATAGTTCGATGCGCTCGATAATCGCACCATCTTCATCAGCCTGTCGATTAACGTCGTCGACAACAAAACAGACGGCCTCGCCTTGCCCTAACCGTTCACGGGCCGCGATCAATGCCTCTTTTTCGTTTAGTGCGTCTACGTTGAACGTCGCGGTTGCGATTACCCGTGATGATGCGGTAACTGTGTAGCTCGTCATCTCACTATTAGCGGCAATTTGGCCGGCTTTTTTGATATCCACGTCTGTGAGAGCATGAGGACCGAACCTGTAATGTTTTTTTCCAGCAAACCACTGTAAATTACTCATTTTCTCATCTCCTTTCCAGCAGGGCAGGCCGTTACGCCGTACCCCGCCATGATTGATTATTTAATTTCCTCCCTCATCGCCAGGCCGTACCATTCATACGTTGTCCCGCCAGTTTCCACTACGTCCCAATTTTCAAATTCAAATCCGACACATTTTGGGAACCGTCGGGATGTGGTTGAGATTAGAATCACGTCACCGTTTGCCAGCATGTACAGCGGGTATTTACCACCGCGCGTACCCTCTAGTTCTGTTTCAGCAACGATGCCCCCGGAATTTTTTACATGGGTATTTAACCGTCCGCCGTATGGGAACTCGATATCGGTAATTGTGCTCATCTTCTCATCTCCTTTTAAATTGTTTGCCATCTATTAAAAATCCAATTGGTCGTTTCGATAATCGTCAATTTCTACATCTGTCGGATAGCGGTCATCGTTAAAATGCTCGTATTCCGGGCCGTAATAATCGCTTTCATAGATGAACCCGCTATCCAGTAGATTAATTAGCATATTTTTATGACAGTTTTCGATCTTTATAACTACCGTCAAAAGATTTATAGAAATGTTTATAATGCCTATTCATTATTTCTATCTCCATTTTATGTATTAGTTGCATTAGATTGGTAATAGTCGGTAGTCTGTATAATTAGCTGATTATTCTCACCTCGTCACAAAAAGTATCGCGGTATTGCTCCTCGGTGAGTTGAGGGTTCCATTTAAGCCAGTCTGATTTATGACATTCGCTACAGGCCGTTCCAAATCCGCTATTGAAAAAATGAATCATTCCATGACGGTGTAATTGCCCATCACTGTTACATACGTGAGCCCGCCCTTTATCATTGCCGCACATTTTACATTTCATTATCCTATCCCTTTATATGAAAAAATGTAGAAATGAGAATAAGGATATAACACTAAGAAAAGTGCCTTTTGAATTGTTTGAATTATCCCTATTCATATAAAATAACCTATTTTTTATTTGAGTACAGTATCGCATATTCTACCGATAAAAGTCAAGTGAAAAGTGGATAAAAATACAGCTATTTTTTTCAAAACGATGCGTATAGTACGGATCGTATCGGTAATATAGATAATCCCGCTGTCTGTCAGTCATAATCCCCTGTACAGAGTATATCACGGGTGCGCACTGTTTGCGTGTTTTGCGCCGTTTATGTCCGTATGTGTATATTATTGATTATATTGATAGTATATGGGTAATTCATGTGATATGCGGGATATGAGCGATTTTATCTAAAATAATTTTGTAGTTGGTATAGGCTGATTATATGCCTAGCCGCCCGCGAAACCGACACTCGAAAAATCCTGTGGTTTTTCACTCTCTCGGCGACAAAAAAACAGGGCCTAAAAATACAGCTAAAAAGGCTATATTCAAGGCAGATATAGGTGGAAAACTACAGGTAAAACTGTTGGAAAAAGCCACAAAAGTAAAGGCTAAAACACTAGCTAAACAAACAGCCCGTAAAGCCCGTATGGCAATAGAAGTTAGAAAGCAAAGGCGTATAAAGCGACAGGCTCTAAAACAGTCAAACAAAGGCGGGGCCTTGATTGGAAACCCGTCAATTAAGTGCACCTCCTCCCCTTTTACCCGTTTGCGGATCGGGTTAGATAAACCTGGTAATAGTAGGCAAATAGCCCGATCCGATAAAAAACAGGCTGTCAGATTGCCGCCTGACGACAGTAAACGGCATAAGGTAGGCGATAGTATAGGCCGTGATATAGGCCGTAATATAGAGGATCATGTGGTATCTAGTGATGATAGTAACCGGGAAGTGGATAGGAATCATCTATCGGCATTAGAAATAGATGATAATGGGATGGGTAATGAGAAGATAATGAGAATCAAAAGTAGTGGTAATGAGAATCAAAATCACACGAATGATAGACGAAAATCGACGAGCAGGCAAAAAAAATGTAGTAACATCCCTGACACCACCGCGCAGAAAATTCCCACTTCTGAAAAAGTTGATTTCCTGCAGGACGACTCCAACGAAAACCCGGATGAAAATATAAATTTTTCGTCCCCTGAAAAAAGCGGGTCTGTCCGGGGACGGAAGAGTAATGTGCGGGTATCCGCTTACAACCCGAAAAAGCATCCGAAAGCGGCCTACCTGCTATGTTCCAAGTACGGGGCGGACAACAAGCAGCTTACGACGGCTTTTAGCATCAGCACGTTCGCATTGTACTCATGGATGCGGCGTAATCCTGAATTTAAGGAAGCTATCGTAAGTGGTAAGGATGAGTTTGATAGTGAGCATGTCGAGAAGAAACTGTTGCAGAGGGCAATAGGGTTTACATATACGGAAGTCAGGACTGAAAAGGTTATACTGAAGAATAGCAAGAACAATAAGAACATATCTGTGCCCGGCACTAAAATTACAAGGACGGTAAAAACTGAAAAGCCTGATGTACTGGCGCAGATATTTTATTTGAAGAACCGGCAGCCCTTGAGATGGAAAGACGTTTATAAGAATGAGAGCACTATCAATCAAAGTATAACTCATAAGGGGGAAATCAAGATTGACGACTGTACTGACAGAGCGGAAAAAGTCGCAACCATCCTGTATAAGGCGGGAGCACTTGACGGACGAGGTAGTTCAGGCCCTAAAGCCAAAGTTAACTAAGTACATCCCTCATGTGCCTACGCCGAAGCAGCAGGCCTTTCTTTGGCTTACTTGCAGGGATGCTTTTTTCGGAGGTGCGGCGGGTGGTGGGAAAAGCGATGCATTGCTCATGGCGGCCTTGCAATATGTCGATGTGCCGGGGTATAGCGCGCTTCTCATAAGGGATACTTACAAAAACCTGAACAAGCCCGATAGCCTGATGTCAAGGGCGCATGAATGGCTTACGCACACGGATGCGCATTGGAACGGGGAAAGGTCGGAATACAGGTTTCCGGTTGACGGGCGTTATGCCTACGGAAAGGCGGCTATAAGGCCGGTGGCATCTACCCTTAGTTTCGGCTATTTGGACAATCCTCGTGACCACTTTAACTATCAGAGCGCCGCTTACCAATATGTCGGCATTGACGAAGTAGTGGCAATAAGGGAAAAACAGGCATTGTACCTTTTCAGTAGGTTGCGCAAGGCTGTGGGATATGAGAATCTGCCGATTCGCTTTAGGGCGGCGAGCAACCCTCCTACACGTGAACAACTATCGATAGGCTCATGGGTGAAGGACAGATACGTTAATCCTAAAACCAGAAAGAAAAATGTAATATTCATTCCCGCCCAACTGGAAGATAACCCATACTTGGATGCGGAAGATTATGAACAATCGCTTAATGAACTCGATCCCGTAACGAGAAAACAGTTAAGGGACGGGGATTGGGAAATACAGGTAAAGGGCCGGATATTCGACGCATCGGATTTTGTGATGATAAAAGAACCGCTCAAGGATGTAATACGGACTGTCCGGTATTGGGATATGGCGGCAACCGAACCGTCTAATGAAAACAAGCAGCCCGCCTACACTGTCGGATGTAAGATGAGTATTACCAGACAGGGATTCCTGTGCATAGAGCATATAAGGCGGTTCAGGCGGAACCCCGGCGTAACTGAAACGATAATCAGGCAGACTGCGGAAGTAGATGGTATGGCGGTAAGGATACGGATGGAACAAGAACCCGGTGCGAGCGGTAAAATGGTAATAGCAAACTATATGCGCCGTGTTCTATTAGGATTTCAATTTAGGGGTGATAAGGTAACGGGAAGTAAGTTTACCAGAGCACTTCCCTTGAGCACACAAGTTGAGGGTCATAACCTTTATATGCTTGAAGCTCCGTGGAACGAGTCTTTTATCGATGAAGCTGAATTATGGCCTGATGGCCCGTTTTTAGATCAGATAGACGCGGCAGGAGGAGCATTGGGTGATTTGACTATGAAATCTATGCCCGGTATGAGGGCATGTTAAAAATTATAATGAAAATATATTTTTTTGGGGTGAACGAATTTGGAGGGTATTGTAAATGATACGAACAATTAATGTGTTGGCAAATGCGGCTGGAGTTTTTACATCTGCACTACCTGTCAACGCATACGGACGGTTTAACATATCCATTAAGGTCGGGTTGTCTTTTATTACAGATCCGACCGCGTCTACATTCAGTGGGGATATTACTCTGCAGCGGCAGTTTCAGGATAATAGCGACCCTGGCGCAAGTATATGGCGTGACGTTCAATCATGGTCGGTTCTCGCGGCGGACGCATTAGGAGGCGGGGTAGAAGCGGTACGGGCTACTAGAGAGCCTGAAGGCGCTAATTACCGTCTGGGGATAAAGACAGGGGAGTATTATGCGGTAGGCGGCTGTTTCTTGCGTTTAGGGGGAGAATGACCGTGGAATCGGAAGTACAGACAATTCCTACTTGCACGGCCATACATGAAGGTATCAACAAACAGGTAAATAGTCATGCGGATGATATAACAGTTTTATATAAACGAACTGAACGTCCTACATGGATATTAATGTATTTAGTAAGCACACTTACCGGCATAATAGGGTTTGAATCAGCATATATTCTCATGGGTATTGTCAGATGATTAATCGCCCTCATCAAATACGCAACTTAAAGTTTCATTCTTTTGAAGACGCAAAAAAACAAGGTGTATTTTTCTGTCCGGTTATGGTGCGTGTTATACGTCTTTGTTCGGCCCCGGATAAAAATTCTTTTCAAGTCTGTAAACAATGGACTTTAGTAATACCGCTTAATTAAGGAATGATGGATATGGCTTTGACTAAAGAACGAAGAAATAAAAGTTGGGTAGAAAAATATGCCGTTTCTATTTTAGCTCCTCTTACCGTATTTCTTATTGGCGGGTTGATTAAAACTTATGTGGACGTAAAACAACAACAAGTGTTTATCAATCAAATTGAAAAACAGATTGAAGAGATAAAGGTTAATAACAGGGATATTCATAAATCAATGTGGCGTACATTTAACGAAATAAGGCCGCGTAATTAATAAAGGAGAGGAAATATGTCACAAGCGAGTGATTATTTAGAACAACAGATACTGGATCATCTGTTTAGAACAAGTACGTTTGCTAAACCGGCTGTATTATTTTTAGCTTTATATACGGTCACTCCGACAGATGCAGGTGGTGGGACTGAAGTAGCTACTACCTTAGGCGGGTATCAAAGATATTCTATGACTCCGGCAAATGCCGATTGGTCAAATGTTACAACTGGCGGGACTATGAGTAATATTGTTGTGATGAGTTTTGAAGCCGCCCCCATATCCGATTGGGGTGTAGTTGTTGCGTTTGGTATACATGATGGTAGTGCCGCGAGTGATACAGGTAATCTGCTTATATGGGGGCCTCTTACGAATAATAAAACAATTAATGCGGGGGACGGTACGCCGGAATGGGGTGTCGGGTCTTTTGCTATTACGCTTGCATAGGAATGTATAAATTATGAGAATCTGTGTCGATAGTGGTCACGGTGGACAGCTGGGTGATGGTGACAGACCGCTTGGCGCTCTCGGCACCGCATTCGCTTTATATGCAATAAACCACTTTTTGGGGTAAAGGATGAACCGGAATGCCTGAATTCGGACATAAATCTTTAGAGCGCCTTTCAACGTGCGATCCGCCGTTGCAGTGGCTTTTCAATACTGTCATAGAGCGGTACGACTGCACGATCCTTGAGGGAGAACGCGGCCAGGAGAGACAAAACCTGTTTGTCGAACAAGGGCTGTCGAAAGTCAAGTGGCCGGACGGCAAGCATAACGTAAAGTCGGAGGATAAAAAAAAGGGAATCAAGAGTAAAGCGGTAGACGTTGCGCCGTGGATAAACGGCAAGGCATCGTTTGAACCGCGTCAATGTTACTTCTTTGCCGGATACGTCAAGCGCGTTGCCGAGGAGCTCGAAATAAAAATCAGGCTCGGCGCCGATTGGGACAGTGATGGCGACGTTAACGACCAGACGTTCCGGGACATCGTTCATTTTGAATTAGCGGAGGAGCGGTAATGAACTTGCGGGATATTCTTAAAAAGTTCGGCGGCCCGGTTGCGGCGTTATTGGCTCCCGCCACTGGCGGCCTGTCTATCGCGGCGGTCGAACTGGCAAAAAAGTTAACGGGGGCGGAAACGGAAAAAGAGGCCGCAAAAGTTTTTATCTCAAACCCGGAACTTATGGTGAAGTACAAGCTCGATTTGGAAACCATAGCGGTTGCAAAATTGGAAGCCGACGCGAAGGTAATAGAGAGCGTTGGCAAAACCCAGCGCATAGAAGCAGTGTCTGATGATAAATGGCAAAAACGTTGGCGGCCTACCGTTGGCTTCACCTTCGCCGCTGTAATTATAAACAACTATATTCTCATCCCCTGGGCGCAGGGACTGGGCCTTAACGTAATTCCGATTGAAATCCCGCCGAACGTATGGCTTGCGATGGGCGGCGTTTTGGGCGCGGCGGCCTGGACACGCGGCAGGGAAAAAGAGGCGCGGGTTAAATAATTATTTTTTTAAAAAGAAGGAGTAAAAAAATGAATCAGTATAAAAGTATTTTAACGAGTAAAACCTTTTGGGGTTCTGTTATTCAGCTTGTTGGCGCACTAGGGTTGTCTCCGATTGTTGACGTCAGCGTAACTGCAAGTGCGATTGTGTTGGTAATCGGGTTTGCAGTAGCTATTTATGGCAGGATTACTGCAAAAAAGATAATCAGTTAATCAAATGAAAACTTTATTTATATCACTGGTTTTAATGTTTATGTTTGTAAACTATGCTTGTGCCAGACCCACACAACCAATCTCCGGCGACCCTATAAGTGCGGACGAACCGACTACCAACATGGACGGCTCCCCGCTTACGGATTTGGCCGGGTACAAGATTTATTGCGGTGTACAACCACGGACAACGGTCGACTACCCGACAGAGATAGATTTAGGAATGCTCACCCCTGTTGCCGGTCGGGTGGATTCTATTTTACGGATGCCGACAGCGGGGACGTATTATTGTGCATGGACGGCATACGACAGTTCAGGGTACGAGAGCGATTACTCGGTCGAGATTATAAAAACGATAACAGGCGTCTCATTATCTGATATTCCGGGGTCTCCTAAAAACATACAATAATGGCTAATTATTATGTCGATAGCGTTTCGGGCAGTAATGCTGATAACGGCACGACACAGGCCCTAGCATGGGCGACAATTGAATATGCGAAAGAATCGGGCGGGTTAAGTGCCGGTGATAAAATATGGCCGAGAAGGGGACATACGGAAATACCCACAAGCGACCTGGTTCCTATTTACAGCGGTTCGGCTGGTAGCCCAATTTCAGTTATAGGTTGGCCGAGAGCGGCAATACCTAATACGACTATCACATCGGCGACATGGACGAATGGAAGCACGACTGTCGATTTAGTTGTAGGTGTGACTTTAGCAAGTGCGGCGCATATAGGTAGATATGTTACCGCTCCGAATGGAAAAATCTTTTTAATCACAAGGATAATTGATGCAAATACGCTGATAATCGACAGGGAATATCCCGGCCCGACAGTGACCGGGACAAGCGGGTTATTTCAAATTGAAGCGGATGAGGATTATTCGACAAGGCCTACAGATGTCGATGGCTGGGACAGTGATGCGGATACGCTTGCGGAGATAGATTTCAATAGTACGGCATATCAGATGTATCTGCAAAATATCTATTACTGGCATTATAAAAATATGCAATTTACAAACTGTGCAGACCCAAGTGGAATTATACGAACAGGTAACTCACGCGCCGTCGCATTTACAGGATGTTGGATTCATACTACCTCAAATGTGTTGTTATTTGCTCCGACAAATGCCGCTGTGTTTCTTGAGCGGGTAATTATTACAGGTAGTGGCGCAGGTGCCGCGCAAAGAGGCGTATCGATACCTTTAAATGGGTTTCTTTCATTTAAAGATGGAGCGGTTTACAACTGCGGTGATTGGGGATTCAGAACTTATGGGAGAATTTATCTCGAAAATGTAAACATCGGAGTTGAGGTCGCGAACGGCGATGATGATATTGCTGTTAATAACGCAAGCCAAATATGGGGAAGAGAAGTAAAACTGGGCGGTACAAATGGAGATGTACTTTTAGAAGGCGATTTCTCTTTTGATATCCAGGTTGCATTTGAAAATTATGGGAAAGTGCTCGGCGACCACAAAGTTTGGTATGTGGGAGGTTCTTATAAAAATGTAGATGTCGGGGCGACAAACGCTCCAAGCATCGCAAGTTCATCCGGTAATACGGTAGATTTACTGGAAATTCTACCGACTATAAACAGGCCGAACGTCCCGGTATGGACGTTTAATATGAACATCATGGAAGTCGATGCGGACAACACCAGTAAAACGTATACGCTTTACCTTCAGAATAATATGTCGGCGACTTTAAACAGTAGTGATGCGAAAGGTGATATTTGGCTGGTTGCAGAGTATGTCGATGCGTATAACGATGTAACTGCCTACTGTATTGGTAAAATTGAATCGGCCCAGACAGATATTTTAGCGAGAGCGGATGATACTGATTGGGACAGTCTCACCGTCACAGTTCAGCCTGCTATCGCGTCAAAGGTTCGATTAAAATTATTCATTTCGGCCTATTCGGCTACAGGCGGTATTTACATTGATCCGTTAGTAGTAATAAGTTAATGGCTACAAAATATACACTTTCTTACGGACAGGTTAAAACTAAAGAGACTAGTACAGTTCCGGTTGTAAAACTAAGTTATGGGCAGTTGTATATTTATTTTCTATATACTGCGAGTGGGGCAATATTAGAAACTGCAGTATCTTTAGCATTTACTGCATCGGTAGCGTTGACTAATGTAATTAAACTGTCCGCAGTTCCATCATTATCATTTATAACAATATTTGCAATAACAAACTATATCAGATTAGGTGCGTCCGTCAATATGGCATTCACGACAACAAACCAATTAACAAATTATATTAGATTTGGGGCCTCTCCTGTTATTAATTTCACTATATCATCATCAGGATTGACGAATAAGATTCA